TCAGTCATGCGTGGACTCAACGAGCCCCTGAGAGGCAAAGAAGCGCATTACGTCGCAATAGCGATACTGCTCACCACCTTTCCCCGGGTTCGTGCCAGGGGCTGGGGCAGGGAAGGGGGTTCCGCTCTGCTCCCAGTCGCGCCGCTTCCTCCAGAAAGTGGTCCGTGAAATTCCTCCCAGCATGGCCTGCACCGTTTCACGGTTAATAATGGCCGGCTGAATAGTAATGTTTGTGTTCTGCATCTACTTGTACCCCTTCTGGTGCTTGCCGCGTAATTCCTCTTCCTCCTGGCAATCAGCGCAGCGCTGACAGCCCGGCACCGCTTCCCGCCGTTTTGGTTTGATCTCTTCACCGCAATCGCAGCAGTGAGTAGCCGAAACAGCGTTATGGTTGATGCGCATGTTCTGGATGGTCAGCTCAAGCCGGCGCTGTTCCAGCTCATTGGCCTGATCGATGATTTCTGCGCTCATGCTTCACCACCTTTAATGCGCTTGAACTTGATAACCCAAACCCAGGGGTTAGCCTTCCAACTTTCAGCACCGTAGATTGATTCCCATAGCAGTTGAAACGCTCGTGCAGGATGTTGTGCATTGACGACATCAGGAATGCCAAAATCAGCGTGTGAACATGTTGTCAGGTTCTGAATTCCCTCTCGCATAGCATCGACATCGTGTATTGAGTTAAGGCGCTCAACGCACACACCGGTTATTTCCAGCAGAATGCGGCTGGCCCAGCGCGGCATATGGATTGATGGCGTCCAGCGAATTTCATTAGCCGGCGGCACGTTTTCATAATGTGATGGAACATGCTCAGGGTAATTAGCACGATAAAGCTTTAGGTCCGGCGCGCTGGCGCCAGCTTCTGCCCACGTCTCGCGCACCCAGATGCGATCGCCTACATCACCGAATGGGCAACGGTAATTCCGTTCGCTGGTATCAACCCAGGGTCCGTTAGTTACTTTAGCCAGACCGTCTTCATCAGGCTGCGGTTTCACTGTCCGTCGCGTTTGCGTCTTTCGGCCATCGAGAATGGCGCGTACCATCTCCCCGTTAAAAATCATTCCGCGCTCAGTCATTCCAGGCCTCCAGCTCGTTCTGTATTTCTTCGTCGATCTCGTCGATGGTGGCTTCTTCATTCAGGTAGTCGCGAGCTTCTTTGAGATAAAGCTCCCGACGCCCGTCGTACCATGCTGAGAACTCTGGCGACCAGTCATGCCTATCACCTACATCTGCGAAAAAATCATGCATTGCGTTGTTGTAGGCCAAGCTATCAACCATGCAATACGCCGTAGTCAGTGCCGCCTCACGGATATACCCACGCAGGTCACGCTTGCACCAGTAGGGGTTAACTTTTGAATCGCAGTGCCCTTTGAACTCAACTTTCCAGCGGCGTATGCATCGTGCGTTAAGTGATTTGCTCATATCATTACCGGGAGGGCGAACCCTCCCGCCTCCCTTAGCCCACGTATTCCGGTTTCATGTCGTCAAGGGTGATGCGGAACTGGTCATACAGTTCATCACCGAGGTGTCGGCGCGATGAGGTCAGGGTGCTTTCTGCCTTCGCGAATAATGCTTCGGCTTCCGGATCTCCCGGGTTAGGAAGTGAATTTATGGCAGCCTCAACTTTGTTTTTGGCATCAACCATGAAGTAGCGCTGCACTGCTTTACCTTTCAGTTCGGTGAAGAGAACAGTACCCAGCACAGCTTTCTCTTTATCCAGATCAGCTCTGATGGCTTTTGCTGCATCGACCGATTCGGCGCGCTCAATGCGGTCACGGAAATCATCTGCCAGGGAATCAATATTGAGAGCTGAATCCTGCGCGCTGGTGGTGATGTCTGTTCCGTTGGTGATCTCTGCCACAGACATTCTTTGCGCCGGCGCCGGGTTTATTTCTCGCTCGGTCCTTTGATCAACCTCATCCGGGCTGTAAACACCCAGGATGACTTCCGGGCAATACAGCCGCGCCCAGTATTTGACGCCCAGATAAGCGATTTGCTGTTTCGGGTTAGAAACCCACAAAGGAGAATTACGTGTGACGACTCCAGAGAGATAAAGTGGCTCCCCCCAGGTGATTTCTGATTCACCTCGCAGAATCGCGCCGACCTGGACGAATAACCCAATTTCGTCTTCATCTGTCCATCCTCGTACACGCTCCGTGACATTGTATTTCCCGTTTTTGCCGTGCTTTTCCCGGGTGACCTCTTGAGTCCTGGTGCAGCGCTCCCAGTCGCCACCGTAACGGTAATGGAATCGACCTTTAATAGCGCTGGAACTGGCGATTACCGCGTTTATAAGCTGGGCTTCATATCCGAGAACACCGTTTACCAGATGTGTTTTTTGCGCTACTGCGTAGGGATTCATGCCCCATTGCATCGCCTGCATAACGATCGCCATGCAATCGGCTGGTTTACCCGCAAGATGTGCTGGCACCGTCACCTGAGAATCTGCCATCAGGTTCGCAAATGCCGTTAGCTGACCGAGTGCCTGCACATTGAAGATGGCGTTACTGGCAGAAATAGTGTTTGGAGCCTGTTGCTCAGTGGTAACAATATTAGTGTTTTCCATTGTCATATCCCCTTATGCCTGTACGCGCAGCGCTTCGAGACGGCGCACATCAAAATCGTTAAGTTCTTCGGCGTAGTCTTCGGTAATCGGTGCTGGCCATTCGCCAGTGTCGAAACCGTTAGCGATGGCGCGCATTGCTTTGCGGTATTCCAGCATGCCGAGCTCCAGTAGCTCTTCGGATGCCTCGATAATGGCGATCCAGTGGTAGTTCTCGTCTTTGTTGACGAATATCCAGAAAAACTGGTCAAGGGCTGCGGTTTCGCAGTACATAGCCGCGCTCAGGTGGTAATCGCGTTCGATGATTTCCCGGTGCAGTTTCGCGCGCAGGCCTTCCTGCTTGATGTTCCACATGCTGATGGTCTTCAGGTCCGCACCAATGCGCAGGCCGCTCATGTCTATCTCAAGGTCAGGGCGCACGCGAACTTCCAGCCCGGTTTCCTCATCAATACCGAAATAGCTCACCTCGACGGCGCGGCTCGGATGCTGGAGCAGCTTGCCGGCGGTAGGGTGATTCAACAGTGCTTTCTGAATGTCCAGCGCAGTGCTCATCTGCTGGCGGGTAACCAGAATTTTTCCTTCCGGGTTTTCGCGCCATGCATCCAGCAGTTCGTCGGCAAACACGGCATCCGGTTTAACCGATTTCACGGCCTGAATCAGATCCGTTTTAGTGCCTGATACTTTCAGCGGCTGCGCCTTCTGGGCCTCCTGGGCGACCATGTCAGGACTGATAATCGCCAGTTGCTCTAACAGGGCATCACGGCTACCGCTGGTTTTCACCTGGGCGGGCAGAGTGGCGTTATATTCTTTGATGCATGCCTTCATTTTGACTGCGGTAACTTTCTGGCCTTCTTCGACGCGCTGAAATTCAGCGGGTAAGGCCATGTAGTTTTCACCTGTTTGGGTAACGTCATCACCCATAGGAACCGGCTGGGGTAGTGTGGCGTTATGCGCCTCCAGCAGCGCCTTGATGCCGTCAGCACTCAACAGCGGCGGAAGCCCGGCGTTGTACTCGTCGATAAACGCGCGGATCGTCGAAGCCGTGGTGAAGGCGTCTTCCGGGATTTCCGGCTCGATGCTGAATTCTTTTTCCAGTTGTTCGGGCTGCAGCGCCAGCGCATGGACCAGATTGCCCATATCCAGAACAGGGGAGCGCGTTTTTTCAATGACTTTCGAGACATGACGCTTTTCGAAATACATCAGAGATATACGGGCATCTTTAACCTGAGTCGAACTGATGCCGTTCGCCGCGTGATAAACCTCGTTCGGTACACCTTCATATCGGCCAGGCTCGAAGTATTCTGGCCATACTGTCGCTGTAAGCTCCTGATCTGGTTCTTCGGCGGAACCTTCAGGCGTGATTGTTGATTCCTGGTCCTGCAGAACCGCAGCGGCCAGGTCAGGACAGCGCTCAGTTAAAATTTTGCGTGCGTTTACGACATCTGTTTTTTCAGCATCCGCATCAGCGCTTTCGCCTGGCGGTACCGGATTATCAGCTTCGTTTTTGACCTGCTGAGCCTCTTCCATCTGCACATCGCTGGTGGCCTCTTCGTTGTCGCTTTTTGGGGCAGGAGAGGCCATAAGGCCTTCAATGGAGAACACGCCAGCAGTAACCCTGGCAATTTCAGGCTGCCTCTTTTTGGTCAGGTCTTCGTGTACCCATTTTGGATCGTTGGGGTCGCTGATGCCTTCGACGTATTCACCATGGTCGGCGGCAAGCTGGCGCCCAACTTCTTCATCTGAATCATTTTTCGACGAATGACGCGCAGCAGCTATTGTTTCCGCTGACGGTTTATCGTGTACGCTTTCAGTGAGGCAGGAGTTGATGTACCGGCGCAGGTTGTCCGGGAAATGATGTACGTTATCACCAGCACTGCGGATCATGGCAAATATTGCCGCGCGGGAATAATCAAGGATTCCAGGGACACTACGAAGTGCCACCGACCATTCTTTCCAGGGGCTTTCTTTGGCCGCGATGATTTCTTTCGCACGACGGTGAATAGATGCCGGGAAATCGTAGATATCGAAATCCATTGGCAACGTGGCCAGCGCGATTTCTTGATCCAGGGTATCCAGTGTGTGGACATAATCCGGATTACGGTCTGTTTTGTTACCGCCTCCGGCATTGGTTCCGGCATCAGTGCGTTGCACTGAGGTAATGCGATTACCGGAAGCCCATTCTTTTACGAGAATGCCGCGATCAACATAAGCTGTCTTCACCCACAACTTCGCAAACTCAATGCGTTTGCCGAGCTCATGCCGTTTGCCTTCCGGGAATACTTTTTTACAGGCGCTTGTGTACTTCCAGAGAGAAGGCATGTCGAATTTTTTAATTTCAGGTTCGTTCTCTGTTGAGAGAATCAGATCCTGCACTGCGGAGTTCTCGGTATCCATTTCCAGAACTGCGAGCTCTTTACGGTGAGGAATACTGATTTGATAGACGTGGTTATCATTCGCCATGTACTGCGCCAGCAGCTTAATGCGGAACGGCTGCTCAGCAATATTGAACAGGGCGTTTTTATCGTTTTCGTATTCAGCATTGCCGAACGACTCCACGGTATCGACATCACCAGCATCACTAGCATCGTCACCACTATTGTCATCAACCAACTCGCCAGTGACACGCCCAGAGGATACTTCAGCATCATCGGTGTGATGAACGTCTGCAGGCTCTTGTCCTGGCTTCAGTGCCCAGGTGCGACCATCGTCGGCGAGCTGGTAGCGTTCGCACCAGGAGTAATCGAGAACACCTTCAGCCGGAAGATCGTTAAATACCGGGAAATCGGTACGGATTGGCTTTTGATAGTCTTTGCCGCGGCCTGTTTCGATCTCAGCATCTTCCAGGTCGACGTCCAGCTGCAGCAGCGCGCGAGCTTCAGACTTCGCGGAACGCCAGATAATGGCATCGGCTTTACCCGATTTTTGAGTTGCCTTTATCAGATAAAAATATTCCATGTGATAGCCTCAATTTTGGGTGTTAGAATCCCCGGGCCATTGATAGCGCCCATTCAGGGTGTTCATTGGTTTTTGGTAATTTCCGGTGGAACTTTGGTCGGTGTCACCGGACGTACAGCCCGCTTCGGCGGGTTTTACGTTAGGCCTCGTTGGCCATGGCGTCGTATTCGCCACAACGTTTCGAGCAATACGTTCTTTCACGTGGTACTAACTGCGTGCCGTGAATGATGAGAATGGTCATCTTCACAACTTTTCCTTCCTCCAGTGCCTTTCGGCAATACGCACATCGTTTCTGCATAACGCCTCCTACATCTGCGCGGTGAATCCGGCGGGGTGTTCAGCCAGAACGCCTTTCAATGGCAGGCATTCGCCCTTTACACCTTGTTCGACTGCAGCTTCCTCACATGCTTTCTCGCTGTCATATACACCCAGCAAAACATCCTGATTACCGCCAATGAGCATGCCGACGGTGATTACCAGTGCGAACATTGTGCTCATCAGTTGGTACCTGCCGGAACGAGATAGGGCGCAAGCTCCCTCGAGTAAAAGGGCTGACGGATAAAGCGCAGATTTCCCTGCGGTTCATGGAAATAGGTATTGCGAACATGGTCGTATGAAACAGACCAGGGCGCGCCGGTGCGCGGATTACGCATTGGTATTGCGCGACCGCTGTTTGGAACTGGATTAGCCATAGATAACCCCCGCAATGCATATGATGAATAAAACCCAGAAGATGAGCCCGATAACTGCCGAAATGATCAGGGCTCTGATGCCTTGCCTACTCATCTCAACCTCTGCCTTGTCGCCGGCCAGCGGAACGTTTATCGGAGCAACGCAGCGCGTTGTTGATGTATTGAGTTTAATCATTACTAAACTAATCTGTAAAGTAAAAAGTAAACATTTGCGCGTAAAAAATTTCAGCCTTGAGATTACGAGGCCGGAAACAGATGTGAATGAACGGTTAGGGAAGGCCCGTCTGGGACGGGTTTTAGAAAAGCTAATGGCTTTGGTTAACTACGTGACGCCAGTAACTCTTTGAAAAGTTCGTTATATTTATTGAATTTAGATTCAAATTCAATTAACGCCTCTCTTTTTGCGGAATCAGGGAACCCGCGAAAAAAGGTGATGAGCTTCATTTCTTCTTCACTCAGGACGAGTTCCGGAGATGTGCTCTTGGATCCAGACGTGTCTGAGTCAAGGAAGCCGGATGGCATCCCGTAATCTTTCTCTAACCTTCTTGCAGCCCTTTCGCCAAAAGAACTCCGGCCATTTATCAATTGAGATAAATAGCTCTTCTCTTTCTCTGGTAGCGACTTATTAGAAAACCATTCCTTAAGTCGGCTGCGCCTAATTTCCTGTGTAGTCATACAAAGCATTTTGATTAGTAATTTATAAACAAGCAAATACTTGACGTTTTGGTTTAGTATTTTATAAACTCACTCAAACCACATGGAGAAGCACTTATGCAGCTTAAAGATTATCTAAACATGAGACGAGGTAGCGCCAAAGCTTTGGCCACAAAACTCGAAATATCGACTTCGTACCTTTCACAAATGGCATCAGGTATTGCTGCTATTTCACCATCACGAGCCATACAGATTGAGCAGCTGACGGATGGCGCCGTTACTAGAGCTGATTGTTTCCCTGATGACTGGCGGAGTATCTGGCCTGAGTTTATATGCTCAGAAACTCAGCATGACCATTCAGTAGCGAATAGGGATTAGTCATGCAAACACTTTCCTTTCAACAAAATACAGGATTCAACGCCGGCGCACTGATAAAGCGTAATCAACAGAGAGAGGCGGATCACGACGCAATTCGTTCTGCCGTTCGCGCCTGGGCAGCAGCTGAAGGGCAGGACGTTGTGTCGGCACATATCATCGATGAGTGGCGCCAGCAGGGCGGTGACGGGATCGAATTTCCCGAAGACCTCAGCCGTGCCCGTCAGAAATTATTCCGTTATCTGGATAACCAGGTCGAGTCGGAGAAATACCGCGAATACGTGTGTCTTCTTACCCCGGCAATCATGGCCGTTCTTCCGCTGGAGTTCCGCCATCGCCTGATGCCTCAGGACGATATTTTGTCGCGCCTGTCTTCGGCCATGAAGGAATGCGCTGAAGCCAAGCAGGCGGTGATGCTGAACGCGCCGGAGCACCAGAAACTGAAGGAGGTAAGCGAGGGAATAGCTTCGCTGTTCAGGCTGATGCCTGAGCAGACAGGAACGCTGATGACAATCGTGAGCTCGATGCTGGGCGTGATGTAAGCAGGGTATCCATGAATCACATCGAATTCATAGAGAAGAACGTCCGCGAGGAACTGCTTCGCCAGGGCTTCACGCAGGCAGTGGCTCAGGGGGGGGCATACCAGGCAGTCGATATGTACAAGCGGATGTCACAGGCAAGCCGAAAAGGGGGAATGTTTGACGATGTTATGCGGCACGCAAAGTTATGGGCAGAGAAGCAGACAAGCACAGCCGAACGCCGGGAAGCAAAGCGCACCGTGCGAAAGGGCAGCAATCAGGCTGGTTTGTTTTGAAAGGGTGAAGACCGTTGTGCTCGAACACAGCCGGTCTTCGGGTGAATTAATTGGGTCAATTCACGGGATGAAGTATGTCAAATACCGCTGAAGTTATCAATTTTCCGATTAAAACCGAGCGTTCGGGAGGTCAAATGGCCGACCTGGCTAACGGGTATACCAAGATCGCAAACGAGATACAGAAGCTCAAGCCGCGTCTGCGGATGTCTGGTCGTGAGTGGCAGTGTCTTGAGGCTGTAATCTGGCTTACCTATGGATGGAACAAGAAGCAGGACCGAGTAACAAACACGGTGATTGCTGAGCTGACAGACCTCGGAGAGTCGCATATTTCCGACACAATCAAATCTCTCGCGGAGCGGAAAATTATCTTCGCTCATAAGCAGGGAGTGATGAAAATTGTCGGTATAAATACCGAGCTATCTGAGTGGATTTTAGACAAACCGAAAACGGGAAAACCTTTCCCGGAATCGGGAAAAGTGTTACCGAAAACGGGAAAACCTTTCCCGGAAACGGGAGACACCCAATACAAGAACAAGAACAATAGTAAAAGATCTTCTTCGTCTCGGAATTCTAAAGAATCCCGAAACGAGGAAACTTTGAAGTTTCTCTCTCGTCATCCAGAAGCGGCCTATGGGATTTATACCCCTGCGGGAAAATCCTGGGGAACAGCTGACGACCTCAAAGCCGCGCGATGGATTTTCGATAAAGCCCTCACCGTGAATGCCTCACTCTCAGAACCGAACTGGGTTGAATGGGCAAACTCCATCCGTCTGATGCGCATGCAGGACAAGCGCACTCATTATGAAATCTGCGAATTGTTCAAGTGGGCCAACGAAGACGATTTCTGGCAAAAAAACATTCTCAGCCCTTCAAAACTACGCAAGCAGTGGGATCAGCTGACAACTAAGCGCCTGCGCAGCCCTGGCCCATCAAAAACCACATCAGGCGCCAGTGCGCTGGACAATACCGACTGGATCGACGGGGTACTCGAATGAAATCTATCGCAGAAAGCATGCATAACTTTGACCGGAAGAACTTCCAGCGTATCGCCGCCGGCATGCCTGAAATGCAGAATGCGCATAGCTTTGCACATCATGCGACAAAAACGGCTGAGATATTCAACGAGCTGTTTCGCCAGTTGCTCGCCGTATTCCCGGCACTGGCCAGCAAGTCTGCAGAAGACCTCAACGAGATGCGCCGGCAATGGCTTCTGGCGTTCAAGGAAAACGGCATCACCACGGTAGAGCAGATTAACGCCGGGATGCGGGTTGCTCGCAAGCAGGAAAAACCATTCATGCCATCACCTGGTCAGTTTGTTTCCTGGTGCCGTTCTGAGGAGGCGGTGACGATAGGCCTGCCAGACGCGAGTGAGTTGGTTGATATGGTATACCAGTATTGCCGGACCCGCGGTCAGTATCCGGACGCTGAGTCTTACCCATGGCCTGAACACAAAATCGAACCGATAACCCTGAAACACAAAGCCTGCTACTGGATGGTGACCGGTTTGTATACCGATATGCGTGCAAAGGGATTAAGCGACTCCGAATTACGCCGAAAAGCATCAGAGGAACTGTTGCGCATGGTTCGTCGGGTGAACGCGGGTGAAGTTATTCCGGAGCCGGTTAAGAAGATCCAGAATCTTGGCGGAAGACCATTAACACAAGAGCAGGGCTTAAACAAAATCGCTGAAATCCGCGCGAAGTTTGGCCTTGGGAGAGGGCGCAACCATGGCTAACAAATCACGTGAACAAAAACAGGCCTGTGTCCAGGCGATTATCGAACTAACCCGCGAGAAAGGACGCCTGACGGTGAAAGAAGCCTGCGCGGAATTACGCATGTGCCGGGATACTGCAGGTCGATATTTCCAGGCAGCAGTCAGAACTGGAAAGGTCATCCGCTACGGACGGCTTGGATTGTTCCGCGACCAGCGGGCAACCATAGATTTTGACCTTCAGAGATTCAGTCATCGGAAAGATACGGGAGTATGCAAATGACAGAGCAAATCATTCTCGACATGTGCTGTGGCTCTCGGATGTTCTGGTTCGATAAACAGGACGAGCGCGCTGTATTCAGTGATATTCGCGCTGAACAGCACAAACTTTGCGACGGTCGCAGCCTGGTTATCAGCCCGGACATTATCGCCGACTTCCGCGCGCTGCCGTTTGCTGATGCCTCTTTCCCGATTGTCGTGTTTGATCCGCCACACCTTGAACGCGTAGGTGAAAACGCCTGGATGGGTAAGAAATACGGTCGCCTGAACAAAGACACCTGGCGCGATGACCTGCGTGCTGGGTTTAAAGAGGCATTTCGAGTACTGCGGCCACACGGCGTACTCATCTTCAAATGGAACGAAACCCAGATACCAGTTAGCCAGATTCTGGCGCTGACCGACGAGAAGCCGGCCATTTGGCAGCGCACCGGGAAAGCCGACAAGACGCACTGGGTAATTTTCGCGAAAGGAGCTGCGGTATGAAAATTAAATGCATCAAAGACACGCCAGCCCTGGATTCATTGCCAAAAAACGCCGAGTCGCGCAGCGGCAACTCTCTGGCTAACGATACCAACGTTGTTGAACGGTTGACCATTACTCTTCCTGATACGAGCTCAAAAGCATTCTGGAGCGGTACCGGGAAAACGGAAACATTCCATCCGGTGACTTATCGCCGATGGGTGAAAGAAGCCATAGAACGATACTGCACCATCGCTCGGATTGATGTGGAGGTGAAGTAGTGGAGCCTTCACTGGAATATGCCTGCAAACGCATTCAGGAACTTGAAAGCCTTCTGCTGGTGGACGTGCCTGAAACTGTGTGGCCAGCAGAAGTAGCGATGGTCCTGTCAGAAGTAGAAAGCGCCGGGGAACTCCCGGCGCACCACCAGCGCCGCCTGCAGCACCACATCAACAGGATGTGGCTGGAAAAAATGCCGGTACCGTCAATAATTGCCGCGGCTCGTTCGCTGGCCAGCGCCATGGAGAAATACGCGTGAGAGAGAGCGAAATCATCGTTGATAACTTTGCTGGTGGCGGCGGAGCCTCAACGGGCATCGAGTTGGCGATTGGGCGCAGCGTGGATATTGCGATTAACCATGACCCGAACGCGGTAGCGATGCATACCACTAATCACCCGGACACGCTGCACTATTGCGAATCGGTTTACGAAGTCAGGCCAAAGGTTGCGACCGCTGGCCGCCCGGTAGCGCTGGCGTGGTTTTCACCAGACTGCCGTCACTTTTCAAAGGCGAAAGGAGCTAAGCCTGTCGAGAAAGCTATCCGCGGACTGGCCTGGGTGGTTCTGCGCTGGGGGCTGGATGTTAAACCCCGAGTGATGAAGCTGGAAAACGTTGAAGAATTTAAAACGTGGGGGCCGCTGCTCGCTGGTGAAATGCGTCCAGATCCTGCCCGCGCTGGCGAAACTTTTGAGGCATTCATTGGCATGCTGACCACAGGCATTTCAGCGGGTCATCCGGCGCTAGCCGAATGCTGCGAATTCCTGAATATTTCGCTTGATAGCGAGGATGCAGCACGGCTGGTAAACGGTTTGGGTTACACCGTTGAGTATCGCGCGCTGCGCGCATGCGATTATGGCGCGCCGACCATCCGTAAGCGGTTCTTCATGGTGATGCGCTGCGATGGGAAGCCGATTGTATGGCCGGAAGCCACTCATGGAGATCCGAAATCACCGGCGGTGCTAGCTGGCAAACTGGCACCATGGCGCACAGCTGCGGAGTGCATCGACTGGTCCATCCCGGCGCCGTCGATTTTTGGCCGCAAAAAGCCGCTGGCGGTAAATACCCTCAAACGTATTGCCCGCGGCATCCAGCGCTTTGTTATCGACAGCGCGTCGCCGTTCATCGTGAAGTGCAATCACACAACGACACGCGGCAAATACGACTGTTTCCGGGGACAGGCACTGGACGATCCGCTACAGACGATTACGAAAACCCACGGCTACGCAATTGCGGTACCTCATCTGACAAAATTCCGAACCGGAGCTACCGGTCAGGAAGTCACCGATCCGTTGCCGACGGTGACGGCCGGTACCGCAAAACGCCCGGGCGGGAATGGTCATGCTCTGGGTATTGTTGAAGCAGAGCTGGCGCCGTTCCTGGCTGGCAATGGCGGCAGCGAGTACCAGGCTAAACCACGCCCGCTCGATAAACCCGCTCACACCATCCTAAAAGAATCGCGCGCCTGTGTCGTCGCTCCGGTTATCGCCCGGCAGTTTGGCGCCAGCATCGGACACCGGGCGGATGAGCCTAGCGCAACAATCACCGCGGGGGGCGGAGGTAAATCGCAGCTGGTTGTGCCGACGCTCATTCAAATGGGATACGGGGAACGGCCAGGACAGGCACCTCGCGTGCCAGGACTGGATAAGCCGTTGGGCACCGTTGTGGCTGGTGGCGGGAAACATGCGGTTGTTGGGGCATTTCTGGCAAAACATTACGGCGGGAATTATCAGGGCGCCGGCGTGGGGCTGGATGAGCCAGCGCATTCAGTAACGACTGTCGATCACCACGCATTAGTCGCTTCTCATCTGGTTAAACTGCGCGGTACTTGCCGTGACGGCCAGCCTACTGACGAGCCGATGCCGACTATCACTGCCGGCGGCCAGCACGTAGGGGAGGTTAAAACGACTCTGGCGGTCGAGGACTACGACGAAGAGCGCGCGCAGCAGGTGCTGGCGTTCCTGCGGGAATACTGCGGGAAGGATAGCACCGGACTGGTGGAAATTGGCGGAGTGACTTACCGAATCGTTGATATCGGCATGCGCATGCTGCAGCCACACGAACTTTACCGGGCGCAGGGCTTCCCCGAATGGTACATCATCGACCAGGATTACCGCGGCGTGAAGTACGCCAAAGATAAACAGGTGGCACGCTGCGGAAACGCTGTGCCTCCGCCGTTCGCTGAAGCGCTGGTGCGGGCTAATTTGCCGGAGATGTGTCGGCAAAGAAAAGCTGCATAGGTTGACCAGTAATAGTAGTTTTCATGCCATTAGCAGAATGAAAATAGTCCTGTTTTTAGCGTTTAAGCGAGAATCCAACTCCTTCAGCTAAAATTTAACTTGGTAAAAAAAGCCCGTTTACACGGGCCTTTGATTAAAATCAGGCTTATGGGCGCTGATTTACGTAATCGATGATTGCTTTAATAATTATGACAATCGGCGGTACGATTTTGAAAAGTAAGTTAACCATTTTTGGGTATCACTTAGTTTTCTCGCGCCTCGCTGCAAACACCCTCAGGTTTCCCTTTGCAGTTGCTGTATCAGTAGTCGCCAGATACATTCAGCACGATTTCTGGTTTGGGTGGGGTTTTCGAATCACCAAAAACCCGGATAAAAATTTCGTTTTTAAAATCAGTATGTAACATCCCATATGGCGCAGGACTTCCCCTGAGCAACTTGAAGAATGCCGTCTATTTGTTTAAGCTAAATCCAGTCGCCAGATACATTTGGCACGGAAACAGAGTTCAATCTCTGTTTTCGCTTGAAAAACCCGGTCTAATCAGCCGGGTTTTTTCATTTTTTATCCACAGAAAACATCCTAAATAACTCTGTGGATAAATACTATATATAGGGGTCTTGCAAAAAAAGAGTCGCTATATGGTGAGTATTTTAGTAAGGATTCTTTTGAGTACAAGAGTTGATTTTGACGTTAAATTGAGGTTGCGGAAGCGTAATAATAGCCCGGCCCACGTCTCATAAGGCCTGGCGAAGATGTCAACAAACTCAAAAATAAAATGAAAATTTGATCGAGTGCTGATTTCTTCAGCGTCAGGAAAAATTACGCGGCTTGATGCCGCGCAATCATCTATAAAAAACTGCAGACGTTGTGTCTTTTTCGCCGTCGAATGCAACATGTAGTTAACAATCTCATACTGGAGCCCCTCTCCAACCAGTGCTTTTATAAAAATTTTATCTCCATCATTTTCATAGCACGTATGAGTCCCATCCCTCGAGTGAATGTAATCATGCATAAGCATCCTTAAGCATGCATTGCACCAAGTGACATCGAGATGATGGGCCTCAAAAGGAGAAAATAAATCTTGTCAATTCAACCTGCTTCGGCGGGTATTTCATTTTAATATTTAAAACAGCTGCAAAATCATCATTGGATGGTGTAGATCAAGAGACATCGGAGGATGTTGTACTAAGATGATTCTCACTACATGCAATCTTAGCGAATTACTCCGGAGTAGATGATGAATATTGAAGTGTTACAGTACCTCGAAAGAGACGGTCGCGAACACGTAGAAGATCTGGTTAGCAGAACTAAGTATGACAGTGAGGCAACATTTGCTGTTATGAGAATCCTGATTGCTGAAGATGGCAATGAAGAGGTGCTAACAGACAAGCAAAAATATCATCTTCAAACTTTTATCGAACCATTAATCTACCGTGTCCCTTGCTCTGGCATCTATGGCGAAGATTCCTGCACAGGTGATGGCTTTGTTGACGATGAATCTCTGTTGATAAGCTATCAAGAAGATGACTTTAAGTGTCAGCATTGCCGTTATGACAGTGAAAGGCACCATTGAGCCGTTTGTTCAACGCGAACCCACTTCGGCGGATTTCTGTTATTTAATTCCAGTGAATAAACCACGGGAAACGACATGTCAGACTTCAACATTGCAGCCAAAAGCCAGGAAGAACGTGATCAGGTCAACGTCGACCTCGCAGCTTTCGGTGTCGCCTACAAAGAGCGCCTGAACATGCCGGTCGTCGCTGAAGTCGTGGCAAGAGAGCAGCCCGGGCACCTCAGGGACTATTTCATGGAGCGCGTGCGCTACTATCGCGAGCAGAGCATCAAACTCCCCAAGGCATCCGATCCGCGCTATATTGAAATGGCCGAGCAGAACTCTAAGAAATAGCCGATTAATCGAGGGTGAAATGAATAAAATTCAATATTTGCTAGTAGGGTACGGGCGTGATGGAGAAATCCATGAAGATACAGAATTAAAAAGCAGGTTGACTATTTTTGAATCATCAGTAGGCAGTAGTCATCGGCCGCCAAACGCACAATTCAACCGTTCATATGATGTTCATTTGATTCCAGTAGATGGCAAAGTCTACGCGGTTGGTGTTGGGCGAACTTTACATGGCAATGAGTTGCCTGATTTAATTTCTCTATCTGGTATATCTCCTGTTCCCAAGGAATTTACCCATTAGTTGTTCATTGATTTATAAGCATCAGCCATCCATAATTACCTCGTCAGCCTGAACAACTGACCTGTTATCCGGCGCCAAGTGGGGACACATGGCGCACAAAACCTTAAAGCAATACCTGTCACCGATGGCGTCCGTCACCAGCGATTTTCTGCATTCAGCATTTGGCCTCTGCGGAGGTGAAGCGTGAACACCCCTCAAGAAGATCCCAAGCTGCATAACGGCAATTTCGCCGCTGTAGGTCAGCACCTGCAGCTATATCTTGTTAATGGCGATACCTATTGACTAATACTCAAGCCGCGGCGTGAAATACCCAAAAATATACAAGTCTCGCGCTGCGGAAGCGCCGATCCGTTGCCGAACGCAGAGGTGCTGGAGAGGGCTGATTTGCCTGAATTAAGACAGCAAAAGAAAATGGCTTCTTAATAAAAATAGCATAAATTCAAACAGATACAGCTGGTTGTATTTTCCCACCCCTGACAAAAATTAACAGTTTGTGCTCTTAAGATATTGCTCATTCAGTGAGTTAGGTGTACTGTGTATATATACAGTATTTTGATGGGTGATGCTATGAAAATCGAAGTAACCATCGACAAATCTAAAAAAATGCCTGACGGTGCTGAACCAGCGTTAGAGGCCGGATTCCTACGGCGACTAAATCAAAAATATGATGACTGTAAATTATCTATTCGTCGCGCAGGCGCTGATGGGCTCAGTGTTTTCGGTGGCATAGATGGTGATAAAGAAACCATTGCAGAAATTTTACAGGAGACCTGGGAAAGCGCCGACGACTGGTTTTATTGATACACCTTTTTGGTGACTGGCATTCCCCAAAGTATCGCAATAAGCGTGTCCCTTTGATGCTGTCGCCGGACTATATTTTTGCGTCTGTATGTCGCTCAGGGGGATGAAGTGGATCTCGATATCGCCGAAGTGGTAGACATAATCAGGCAAGGCGGGAAGTTTTTAATTTCGAGTCAGGAAGGAAAAATTACCGGGCTCGAAAAGGTAAGGAAAAACCAGTTTTTGCTGACAATTGAAGAATTTAAAGAACTGTCTAAAGATGCTGGTTGCATTGACGAAACTGAGAGTAAGCTGCAATAATTTAGCTGCCGCCTGAACAACGGCAACGGAGCATCACAGCGCCACGGAGTGAAACCCATGGCGCAACAATTACACCTGATAAAACAGTCTCAAGGAATTCTGATCCCTGCAACGCAGGAGACCAGCGATTTCCTGCAATCAAAATGCAAGCTCGGCGCCGTTCTTGAGGCCGACTATAAGCTTGTCCGCAATCCGGCATTTCATCGACGCTATTTTGCTTTACTCAATCTTGGCTTTGAATACTGGGAACCTACCGGCGGTGCGATCTCGTCTAACGAGCGCAGGCTTATCACAGGTTACGCCAAATACCTGGCGGCATATGGCGGGAGTGAATCGGCGTTGCTCGATGCCGCCGAGCAATACCTCGACCGTATAGCCGAGAAACGCGCTGGCAGCATCAGCATTTGCAAATCTTTCGACGCCTACCGGGCGTGGGTCATTGTCGAAGCGGGCCACTATGACGCCATACAGCTGCCGGACGGCACGCTGAAAAAACACCCTCGCAGCATTTCTTTCGCCAGCATGGACGAATGCGAATTTCAGGAACTGTACAAAGCATCGCTGGATATTCTCTGGCGGTGGATCCTCTCTCGCTCTTTCAACAGCCCGCTGGAAGTCGAGAACGCCGCAATTCAGCTTTTAAGCTTCGCGGGGTGATGCCGATGAAATATTCATGGTTTCACCATACCGACTGCACCACGCAGCAGGCTGATGAGCTGATGGCGAAATATCGTCAGCGGGGCGTAAGGGTCGAGCGCAGCCTGAATCAGGATTTAATCACCTGGACCGTCAGTGCGCAGCTGGTGGAGGACAAAAATCCTCCGCGTCCGGCTTCTCGCACCCGAAATCGGATGTGGTGGTGATTATGGCGAATCTACGTAAAGAGGCGCGCGGCCGCGAATGTACAGTCAGGATCCCCGGTTACTGCAACGGCAACCCGGAAACCAGCGTGCTGGCACATTACCGGCTGGCGGGGACGTGCGGTACCGGTTGCAAACCTGATGATACCCAGGCGGCTATTGCCTGCAACGGCTGCCATGACGTAATCGACGGCAGAACCAAAACCACCGATTTCACCTACGACGAATTGCGCCTGATGCACGCGGAAGGTGTGCTCAGAACGCTGGCCATATGGAAAAAAGAAGGGCTGGTAAAAGCATGAACATGAAGACAACTGAATGTATTCGCCAGCGCTGGCTACGGTTGAACCTCGTCCGCTATCGCGGGTCGTTCCCGGTGGCATATCGCATCCTCAGAAACCAAATCCGCAATCAGAAAGCAGGGGCATAATTGTGAAACTTGAAGCACTACCAAAATTTTTCTCACCAAAATCGATGATGCCCGGTGCAGTACCATGCGGAATAACGTCTGAGACCCTGACGATTACCGATGTCATGGCTGCGTTAGGCCTGGCAACATCAAAATCAGCGATAGGTATCGAGCTTTACCTTGCAAAAGCTGGTGTTCTGGAACCTGATAATATAATTGCCTTCATTGGCGAACTCGCCATTCAACGCGCCGGCAGGAACCGACCCCTGCAGGCTATGCAGGAACAGCAGCGCACGGAGTTCTTGCGTGTAATGGCTTGTTACGTGTTCCGGGATTATTCGCTTAGCGCTGCCAGTCTGTTCACATGTAGCAGTTGCGCTGGATCTGGTTTTATTGACGCCGAGGTGTTCACCAACAAAGTGACTTATCCGGACGGAAAGCCTCCAAAATGGGTAAAGGTGACAAAAGGGATCTCGCCATCGGACTGGGAAGAAGTTAAGGCCGTTCGTGAGCAGGTGAGGGTAATCTGCAAAGCATGTAATGGAAAAGGGCAACTCAAAAACGAATGCCGGTGTCGGGGGCGCGGTGAGGTAATGGATAAGAAAAAATCTGAGCTTCAGGAGCTTCCGGTTTTTAAGCAATGCCCCCGCTGCACTGGCCGCGGTTATCCCAGATTAAAAGACACGGAGGTATTCAAGGCTCTTGGCGTGACCGAAACTACCTGGCGAAGAAACTTCAAATTGTTCTTTGATCGTCTGGTGGAGTATTGCCACGTCGAGGAATCCTTCGCAGAAAAGATGCTAGAGAAGGTAACGAGATGACTTTGCAGCAGGCTATTGCAAGCGTGGCGGAAATTGGCTAATCTCGTTCCAACGATGGGTTAATTCGCCCATGACGTTAAAGATATTAAGACCTCGCTCCGGCGGGGTTTTCTGTTATGCGCTTTCGTTGACTCATTTCTTTTCAGCATGTAGATTTGATTGAAATTCTGTTTTGGGAATGAAGAGGCGGCTCCCAAAAATTAACCGCCAAGTTGGTCACTTCGGCTCAGGCCTGGGACTCCAACCATGCCGGCTGAGAGGTCGGCACTCATCTACTGCCACTCCTTTCCGGTAACGGGGTTTTCAATTTGACAGGTTTAGTTTCGATGTCTCGAAATCCTCGGGTTTTGTCATAGAAAAGCCAGACATTAAACTTTCTTTCCTTGGGCCATGTATCATAAGTCAGAGCGTCCCACCCAAGATTTTCAGCAATCTTTTCAGCTAAAGCTACTTTGGCTTCAGAAGATATCTTTCCTTGATACGCACTCATAATGGCGCCGAGGAAAAAGTCTGAGATTTGAATGTTTTCAGATGATTTTGAGTCTTTGGTCACTACGGAAGTTATTAGGTTTTTTACTCCGTGCTGAATGAAAAGCATATTGTTGGCTATTACATGGAATGCTTCATCTGCTTTCTTGTACCGAGAGGCAATTGGATCAACTTCAACCCGGAAACTGCAATCCCGTTCAGGGTGAGCTCGCAGGATGCTAGAGATCTTAGTTGTCATTAATTTGGTGAAATGTTTTCGCATAGCCAAATCATAGTCGCCATTATGAAAGCTTTTATTCACTATAGATTTCTCAACGACAATACAGTGAAACGCGAGCCATGGATGTTTAAAAAAAAGCTCAATCAAATCTATATGAAATGAAAGGTATTTTTTGGAATTGGCCTTTTGCCACTTAATTTCCTGGAAATAGCCATGTTTTTCACGGATGTCGCGGATTAGCTTTGCAAAATCACCACGGCGTTGATATTTCATCCATAGGCTACCGAAGCCATAAAAACGCTGTCCATCAATACCAGATTCATCACAGGCAACATGCCAAATTACCCTACCGGGGTTATCTTGCTCAGCCATACGCTTAAGTCACTTACGAAAGAGAAATGAGTGATATTTAATCACAAGCGTAAGCCATTGATAAAGATCGTTTTACTCATATCATGCGCTCCTTAATGACCGGAGCGCATCCATTTGTGCCGCCAGAACGTCATTCCCTTTGTGCTTTGTCGTAAATCCATCTGGCGGCATTCCCTCTATGCATAGCGCCATCCGTAACTAACGGAGGTGAGAGATCATGAAAATGCCCAATAACCCGAGTAACTGGCCTGATTTGCTGGAGTTGCTGCAGAGCTGGTGGCGCGGAGATACGCCGCTGGGCGCTGTGCTGTTCTCAGTTGTCATGGCTGGCCTTCGAATTGCTTATAGCGGTGGAGGCTGGAAAAAAATGCTTCTTGAAGGGCTTCTGTGTGGAGCGTTGACGCTGACATGCGCATCGGCGCTTGAATACTTCGACTTTCCAAAATCCCTATCCATCGCCATTGGAGGTGGGGTTGGATTCATAGGCGTGGACGCCATCAGGGCGTTCGCAATGAAATATCTGGGCAGCCGCTTTGGCATCGGTGGCGGCGATAACAAGGCGTAATCATGACAGCAGATCAGATTATTGAGGGCATCCTCGGTAAAGAAGGGGGTTACGTAAATAACCCGAATGACAAAGGCGGCCCTACGCGCTGGGGTATCACGCAGACTACCGCCCGCGCATATGGCTACGCAGGTGATATGAAGGCGTTACCACGGGAAACCGCGAAAGCCATTTATCTGTCGCAATACTGGACTGAACCGAAGTTCGACCGCATCGCCGAGTTGTCGCCAGCCATTGCACAGGAACTGTGTGATACCGGCGTGAACATGGGTCCACGTGTCGCCAGTACATTCCTGCAGCGCTGGTTATCAGCGCTGAATATGCAGGGCAAGCTATATCCGGACCTGAAGCCGGACGGCGCGATCGGCAACATCACCATTGCTGCTCTGAAAAGTTACCTGGCAGTTCGCGGCAAAGATGGCGAAACCACATTACTGAAAGCGCTGAATTGTAGCCAGGGGGCTCGCTATCTGGAGTTAGCCGAAGCGAGGCCAGCTAACGAAGCGTTTCTATACGGCTGGGTTAAAGAGCGGGTGAGCTTATGAAGATGGTTATTTTCGTTCTGCTGGCGCTAGTGGCCGTGCTCGTTCTGTTACTACTGCGCAAATATTCCCGCCTGGAGTTTGTTGCGCACTCCCGGCTGCTGCTGAAAACCTGGTCGGTAAGGTTCGGCGCAGTTGGTGCGCTGGTTGGTGTATGGGCTCAATCATTTCCGGACGCAGCTCTTCATGCCTGGGCGATGCTGCCGCCGGATGTCAAAGATATTCTGCCTGCCAACATTGTGGCGATGATTAGCCCGGCGCTAGTGGTGCTCGCTATCCTCTCTCAATACGTCAGGCAGCCAAAGCTGAAAGAAAAAGCCGATGGGCAGCAGGAGGCGCAATGAGCCTTGAATTTATCAGCGGGCTGGTAGTCGTTCTGCTTGGCTTAATCGCTGGCGCGTTTGGGTTAGGCCATGTGCGCGGGACCAGCAAGGCCGAAGCCAAAGCCGAACAGCAGCGAACCGAAGAGAACGCCGCTGCCAGCGTCGCCGCGGCTGAACGGAAAGAGAAAGCCACCAGAGAGGCCAGCAATGTACAGCAGACTGTTAGCCATATGCCTGATGACGATGTTGATCGCGAGTTGCGCGAAAGATTTACCCGCCCCAGTGGTGGTTGATACCGCGTGCAGCTGGGCGCGGATCATCTACCTGACTGACCACGATATCGACGCGCTGGACAAGCAGACGAAGCGAGACATCCTAGCGCACAACAAGTCTGTGATAGCGAATTGCCCGAACCGAAACGAAAGGCTACAAAATGAGTGAAGCTAAACAGCAGGACGGCTTTACCGTACAGGTTAACCCTCAGCGAAATTGAGTAGATCAACCTTATTAAGATAATGAATAGCCCCTAAGTCCAAAACCTACTGAAAAAGGTAGGGGTAAACAGAGCTTGTTATGCTATGCCATTACAATCACTTATAGTAGGGTGAGAAAATAATGTGCTTTACCATAAACTTAGGATTAGTTTAATGAATACGTTAACTGGCTTCATAGTTTTTTTAATTATCGCTCTGGTATTTGGATACTTATGCCATATTACGGCGGAGCGAAAACTTTCAAAGGCAAGGGCTGAGCTCAAAGCGGCGGAGGAAAGGGGGAAACCATACTCAGAAGAAGTTGTTAGTTATATGATGGGACAGCCAGGTATAATTGCAATCTTCTTTGCATTCATCAGTTTCCTTTCATTTATTGCGTCAATGTTCAATCTGGTCTACTGGTTTTTCCCATAAAGATCCTGTTGAAAATGTACCTTATCAGCCGTGGCCACCTCTGGGTGGCTTTTTTATGACATAATAGACTCGCTCCGTTTGTCGTTGAAACCTTCCGCTACTGGGGGAGAATCATCTATCTGACTGACACGATATCAATGTCTGGACAAGCAGACCAAGCGAGATATTTTGTGCACAGCAAATCGGACCTGACCAATTGTCCATAACAAACTGAAAAGGCGAATAAATGAGTGCTGTTGAACCGCAGGATGGCAGCACCGTAAAGTGCTCTCGCAAGTTAACTCCTGATGATTTTGAGCGAATGAGTCGCCTGAAAGGAGTGAGCCGTCATTTTTGCAGTCCGCTGGATACGGGCTGTAGCGCGCCCTGATGCTGATTGCTGAGTTGTTTCGGTTATTGAAGCCTAAGAGTGTACTTAAGCTTCAGAAAAGCAGTCAATCAGTTACTTTATAGGTTTACTTTCTGAGGGTAGGAAAATATTTCCGCAGTATGGGCAGATCAATGTTATATCGTTTTTTATTCTCGACAGGCTATGTGTTGACTGGCGAGAGCAGTGAGGACAGGTGCTTTTTACAGGTCTAAGTGTACGTATTTTGTCTTTGAGCATCGACATGGTTTTTATCCTCGTTAGTGATTGCTAACCATACACCTCAGGACAGAAAATAGCTCGCTTTATAACCGTTATTTTTTTGAGGCTACTTCGTTGTAGATGACAACGCACGACTAAAGCTAATCTCGTTAGGTCAGGGCCGTTGCACCTTTCGACGACGGGTAAATCAGCTAACGACATCTTCAAAGATTTTCATTGCGTGAGTGTGTTAACCCTTGGCGGGATAATCATCTGCCTGGACAGACTATTTTAGTGGCATTTGTCGGTTAAAAAGACGAACTGCCATAATTATATGTTCGTTAGTATGAAAAAAAATGAAATACACTACTATCATTGCACCTCCGTCCCCAACACCAGTTTGTCGGAGGTCAGTTGCTCGTTTGGATAAATCTCTCCCGGATGGCTCCTGAGAGTTTATTTAATCGATAACTGTGCATGACAAAAGGCCGCATCTCTTTTGCGGCCTTTTTCATAGCCATCAGAAAGGCCACATTTCGGAGGCACTCCACGTAGGTAGTTTTTTTAATGGCTATAACAATGTGCCTTCGATTGTTACGCATAGGGAGTTAACCCCCGTGGCTTATGCTGCAATTGCAAACGAACGATACACAGCAGGAATGACCTGTGAGCGGATTTACGAATCGGTGAGAACCTCTGTCCCCGCCAAGGGGTAACATAATCAAAAATCCCTGATAGGGGATTACTGAGGACAGTATGACCTTAATCCAGCACATTAAAATGCAGGGAGATGCGATATGTAACAAGGAGGCAGAAATTATAGCTCTTAGGATGGTTAATATTCAGGGGCAGCGGCAAGTACCATGTGATAACAAGCCGCAGTTGGGGGAAGGGAGCTCGGAAACTAGAGTTGTATTTCTGCCAGTATGGCTTAACTGTTAAATAATAACTCAAATTTATTATTTTTGTAGTCAAGCGTGAATGTGCAGTGTTGCAGAAACTCCATTCCAAGAATTGCTTTGAAATGACGCCCATTATCAACTAAAGGTGTTGCATGAAATTCTTGAGAAAAAAGGCGCCCGTCCAATGTTAGGCTCATAATAGCCCTTCGAGAAGTTGAATTAATTGTAGAAGTTCCTCCCTGTACCTGTATTTCTCGAGTAACTGGGAGTTCTAATTCATCAGCAAAATTATTATCGATATAACAAGCGGTAGCACCAGTATCGATCAGAACCATGACTGATTGATGTTTCTCGGGGCTCGGCATGTGGTAATGATTATCTTTGTCAGCTGCAGCAAATGTAACAGCTATCACGGGTACAGCCTTTGGTTGCGGTGTAGTTGAAAGTTCCCCGCTGTCGTTCATAAAGTATATTGGTAAATTAATTGCCATTTCATTTCCTTAAGCAGAACTAATCAGCCAATTTTCTGCCATTACATGTTCGTCTGTGTCCCACCACGGACGGGCCGAGCTATAACCTTACATGCTGAGGTTTCACAGTAACATCCTGATGTTTAACCAGTAGCCTCGCATCTGCGGGGCTTTTGGTATTCGTGATGCCACATGATGAAGAGCTTAAAAATTGAATACGTAGGAGGGAAGCTGGTGGTGATTGAGTATGACGATTTGTCATTCGCATCGCTGCCAGTTTCAGAGTTTCCCATCGACAGTGCCGCTTTAACTCTCTCCAAATTCATGCTTGAGGATGAGTATGCCTCCACGAGCTAAACGACCTTGCCGGCACAGAGGATGCGCGGCAGTGACGAATGATGTCAGTGGATACTGTGAGATCCACCGGCAGCAACACATTGGCGATGGTTGGCGTAACCATCAGAGCGGAAAAAGCCGACAGCAACGCGGATACGGTCGTCCCTGGGAAATCATTCGTGCCTCATTCGTGCCCGAATTCTCGTGCGCGACAAATATCTTTGCCAGAACTGTCGACGTAACGGCATCGCCACCAAAGCCGCCAGCGTAGATCACAAAATCCCAAAAGCCCACGGTGGTACTGATGACGATTCCAATTTTGAATCGTTGTGCTGGCCGTGCCACAGAACGAAAACCGCAACAGAGAGAACACGATGAAGAATTTAAAAATTGAATACGTTGATGGCCAACTCGTTACCGTTGATGTCGAGGGGATTTCGATGCTCAATGCAGGACTATCGGGCCTGAACTTCAGCCATTTTCTGGGGAAAGAACCGCATCTCAAGTTTGAGGTAGGTGGTGAAATTCCCGAGGGACTGGTTCCCGTTCAACCGCAAGAGCCAGCGCAAGCGCAAGCGTTCGAAGGCGAGCACCTGCCAGCCGAAACCGCACCGCGCCATCAGCGTAACCGCAATAAAAATCGCAACCGTAACCGGAGCCATTAATCATGTTCAGTCGTGATGATTTAACTATTTCAATGTACTACGCATCATCCACTGATGCTGAATCAGGTAACAAGCTGGCCACGATGACTATCGAAGTGCGCGATACAACTCCGATTGCTGATCTGGCCCTGATGACACAGCTGCAGTGTGTGACCGATAAGGCGAAAAAGAAAACTTACTCGGTAGGCAAGCAAAGTATCGCCAACGGTTCCGATCCTCTTCTGGTGGCCATTGAAGGCCACTGGCGGACTGGTACGGAGGCGCTGGTCAAAGAGCTGATTGCAGAGGTGATGGATTTCATCGCCGGCAGCGTAGGACAGGAAAGTACCTGGGTTGGTCAGTACGGGCTTAAGGTATTTGAGAATGCACCGTTGGCAGAACGTCTCCCGGAGAATGTGCTGCGGGCGGATGGTATTGCGGAGTCAACGGCATCCTGAGGTCACCACCAATGAGGTAGAGGATGAATAATAGGCCCTGTATATATAACAACAAATGGGATAAGGCGCGTTTGTCATTCCTGCGTAAGCATCCGCTGTGTGTGATGTGTCATGAACAGGGCAGAACAACTGCCGCTACAGTCGTTGACCACATTATTCCTCACAAGCTTAAAGATGCGCTGATTTCTTGCGACCAAAGGTTAATCGCTGTAGCTCAAAAGCTTTTCTGGGACAGAAAAAACTGGCAGGGACTCTGCAAATCTCATCATGACTCAACGAAACAGCGAATGGAGAAGCGTGGCACCGTCATTGGTTGCGATGAAAGCGGTGTGCCGCTTGATCCGAATTCCCACTGGTTCAAATGATGATGGTCCTACGGGGGGAGGGGGGATCTAAACTTCAGCGCCCTGACCCCAAATGACCGCCGCTTGTCCTTTGTGTGCACAACCGCGAAATGAAAAGTTTTTTTCCTGGAGGTTCTGATGGCCGGACGACGCCCGAAACCGACACACCTCAAAGTGGTTACCGGCAATCCGGGCAAACGAAAACTCAACGATAAGGAACCCACGCCAGCGAAAGAAATCCCGAGTCCTCCGGCCCATCTTACTGACTGGGGAAAAGTAGCCTGGGGACGGTTGACTGTTCTTCTTGACGGGATGGGGGTTCTCACCGTCGCGGATACGCTGGCGCTTGAACGTCTCTGCGATATCTATGCCGACATCCTGCAACTGCGTGACACGATTGCGGTGGAAGGCAGAACCTATACCGTCCAGACCGATGGCGGTTTTTTGATTAAGGCTAATCCGGCGGTTTCAATGCTGGCTGATGCCGACCGTCGTTTTAAAAGCTACCTGGTAGAATTCGGTCTGACGCCGGCGGCAAGGACGAAGGTGAAAGTTAATGGCGAAACCCCCGAAGAGGACACGCTCGACAAGTTCTTCGGTTGATCCGGCCACGCAGTACGCGCTGGACGTGACCTCCGGAAAAGAGTTGGCGGGGCCGGACATTCGTAATGCCTGCAAGCGTCATCTTAAGGATCTGGATTCCTGCCATGCGCGTGGGCTCAGTTGGGACGCTGAGGCGGCACTGCGTTCAATTGATTATTTTGCCAAAGTGTTGAAGCTTAATGGTGGTGATTTTGAAGGTGCCCCTTTTGTTCTTCTTCCCTGGCAGTGCTTCATTGTTGGCTCCATTTTTGGCTGGAAAAATTCGAAAGGATATCGACGCTTTCGCATGGTTTATGTGGAGTCCGGGAAAGGTTCCGGCAAATCACCGCTTTCTGCAGGGATCGGTCTTTACTGCCTGACAGCGGATAAAGAGCCGCGTGCTGAAGTTTATGCCGCGGCGACGAAGAAGGACCAGGCGATGGTTCTTTTCCGTGATGCGGTAGCGATGGTCGATCAATCGCCGGCGCTTTCCGCGCGCATCCAGAAATCAGGCGGTGCGGGAAAAGAGTGGAATCTGGCATTTCTGCAGGCAGGCTCCTTCTTTCGTCCAATCAGTTCTGATGATGGTCAGTCGGGACCTCGTCCCCACTGTGCGCTCATTGATGAGGTCCATGAGCACAAAAGTAACCAGGTCGTGGAAATGATGCGAGCCGGTACTAAGGGGCGTCGGCAGGCTCTTATTTTCATGATAACCAACAGCGGCCACGATAAAACCAGCGTCTGCTTTGACTACCATGAGTACGGGCGAAAGGTCGCTGAAGGCTCGATTGAAGATGATAGCTTCTTCTCCTTTATCTGTTCTCTGGATGAGGGAGATGATCCTTTCAAGGATGAAACCTGCTGGAAAAAAGCTAACCCATCGTTGGGACATACCTTTGACGAAAACTATCTTCGGGAGCAGGTCACTCAGGCCCGGGGCATGCCATCGAAAGAGAGCATTGTTCGCCGGCTTAATTTTTGCCAGTGGGTCGATGCCGATAATCCATGGATGAGCAGCGACGTCTGGATGGGATGCGAAGAAGCTTTCGACATTGACGAACTGGAAGGTGAGGAGTGTTACGGCGGTCTGGACCTTTCTGGTTCTCGTGATTTGACCGCGCTGGCGCTATTTTTCCCTAAGCAGCGGAAACTGCTGGTGGAGTTCTGGACACCAAAAGAGACGTTGCTCGATCGGGCAAAAACCGACCGGGTACCTTATGACGCCTGGGCTCGTGATGGCCATATTCACACCACGCCGGGAAAGGCAGTGAAATATGGTTTTGTCGCTCAACGAATAGCCGATCTTTCACAGCAATTTCACATCATTGCGATTGCCTTTGACCAGTACCGTATTAAGTACCTTGAACCTGAGCTGGAGGAGGCATCAGTTTCTGTCCCGCTTATTCCTCACGCGCAGGGCTATTACAAGGCAAAAGACTCCGGGTTGTGGATGCCACATTCCATTGAACTCTTCGAGGAGTTGCTTGATGACAGCATCGTCATTATCAAAACCAACCCCTGTCTGCGCTGGAACGCTGCTTCAGCGGTGACTGAGGCAGACCAGAAAGAAAATCGCATTTTTGCCAAGAAGAAGAGTACGGGCCGTATCGATGGTGTGGTAGCCAGCGCTATGGCGATCGGCGCTGCTGAAGGTTACGAGGACGACTCTGGCGATATCGATGATTTTTTCAGTAATCCAATCATAGTGTGAGTCACCATGAATAAAGAGAAGAAACCCGGTCGGATAAAAAGTGCCGTCCGCCGGTGGCTCGGTATGCCGATATCACTGACGGACGGAGAATTCTGGTCAGCCTGGGCTGGCGGTGAATCGGCGGCGGGCAAAACCGTCACCGTTGATAAGGCGCTTCAGCTGTCTGCTGTCTGGTCATGTGTCAGGCTGTTATCGGAAACCATCGCCACGCTGCCGGTTGGCTTTTATGAAAAAACATCCGACGGGCGTCAGAGTGCAAATGAACATCCGCTCTATGAGCTTCTGCATAATCAGCCCAATGCTGATATGACGGCGGTGGAATTCTGGGAAATGATAATGGCCAGCCTGTTGTTGTGGGGAAATGCTTATGCCGAGATTGACCGTACCGGAAAGCGTATTACGGCGCTGGTACCACTACGGCCTGAGCGTATGAAGGTGGAACGAAGTCGCGAGGGTGAGCCCATCTATACCTATCGGGATGGAGCAGGCGGCGGAACCCGGAATATTAAAGAACAGAACATGATGCATATCCGCGCATTCAGTACGAATGGCGTGATGGGTCTCTCGCCAGTGAGTTATGCCCGCCAGACCCTGGGGATGGCAATGGCAACGGATGAAGCCAGCGCGAAGGTATTTAAAAACGGTATGCGCCCAAGCGGCATCCTTTCTATGGAGCAAGTCCTTAAGAAAGAGCAAAGAAACGAGGTGCGGGACAGCCTGACTGAACAATTCGCTGGATCGATGAATACCGGGAAAATGATGGTGCTGGAAGCTGGAATGAAGTTTCTTCCTGTGGCTATGAATCCGGAGGATGCCCAGATGCTCCAGACCCGGGCTTTTAATATTGAGGATATCTGCCGTTGGTTCAGGGTCTGGCCGGGGCTGATTGGTCATAACGCCCAGGGGCAGACGATGTGGGGGAGTGGGGTGGAGCAGATGTTGATTGGCTTTCTGACTTTCTCTCTTCGCCCCTGGTTGACCCGCATCGAGCAGGCCATCCGTAAAAATCTTCTGGCGCCAGGTGAACGCAATCGGTACTTCGCTGAGTTCTCAATTGAAGGGCTGCTTCGTGCGGACAGTGCCGCTCGTGCTGCGTTTTATTCAACGATGACTCAGAACGGGCTGATGTCCCGTAATGAAGCCCGACAGAAAGAAAATCTGCCACCCAGACCTGGTGCCGATCAACTTACCGTTCAATCCAACCTGCTGCCAATAGATCTGCTGGGGAAATCTGGCGACGGTGAATCTGCCAAAAACGCACTGCGGGAATGGCTTGGCATTAAATCAGAGGAGACGCCGGAATGTACCGGAAAAACGCAGCCATGAAAGTAAAGGCATTCGATTTTGATATTAAGGCCGTCAGCGATGATGGCCTTTTTTCTGGGTACGGTTCCGTCTTCGATGTGGTGGACAGCTACAACGAAGTGGTTGCACCGGGCGCTTTCCTTGAAAGTATTGAGGAAACCCGGGCAAAGGGCCGAACCTTTCCGGTGCTCTGGCAGCACCGGACAGGTGAGCCGATAGGGAACTGGGATATCTCGACCCTGAAAGAAGACAAGCATGGTCTGTTTGGCGAAGGGGCACTGTGGCTTGATGACGCAGCTTACGCAAAAACCGCCTGGCGGGGCATGAAAACCCGGGCAATTACTGGCCTTTCCATTGGCTATTACGTCCGGGAGTCAAATTACGATGAGAAAACCCGGATCCGCACATTAACAAGGCTCGATCTGGTCGAAATTTCCATCGTCACTGTACCAGCCAACGATGACGCCCGCATTGACGTCATTAAGTCGAAGTTGTCCCACGGCGATCTTCCTTCACTACCTGAATTTGAGGGGCTCCTGCGTGAGGCAGGCTTCTCTAAAACGCAGTCCACGGCGATCGCCTGTCGCGGCCTGTCATACCTGCTTGACCGGAGTGAGTCCGGGGGCGAAGACGGCGAAACCAAATCGGCTATTGCGGCGATGAGCCAGCAACTGTGTCAGTTTTCTCTCCCTAAAATTTTCTAAGGAAAAGATATGTATCAGAAAAAATCGGCTGAAGACCAGCCGCAAACCATCGGCGAAATTTCGGCTCAGCTCTCTGCCGTTATGGACCAGGTCAAAAATTTTGGCGAAGACGTGAAGCGAAAAATGGAGACGGGCGAGACGGTCTCTCAGGAGCTTAAGCAACGAACAGATGAAAGTCTCAGTCAGCTCAGCGAGCTGAAAGAGCGCCTGACCGAACTGGAGCAAAAAGGTGCCCGCCGCCAGGACGATACCCCGACGCAAAGGAAATCACTCGGTCAGTTGGTGGTTGAAAGCGAAGAGTATAAAGGTATGGACAGCTCGGCCCGCAAAAGTATTCGTGTGAAGCTGGAGCAGAAAGACATCATGAACGTGCCGGCAACAACCGGAACGGGTGTCAGTGCAACTAACAGCCTGGTCGTCTCTGATCGTGTTCAGGGCATTATTGCCCCGCCGGAACGCACTCTAACCATTCGTAATCTGCTTATCCCGGGCAATACCGCATCCAACGGTATTGAATTTGTTCAGGAGACGGGGTTTACGAATAATGCAGACACTGTTCCGGAAGGTGCCCTGAAACCCAAATCTGACATCAGGTTTGACCTGAAAAATGCACCAGTTCGCACCATCGCCCACCACTTCAAAGCATCGCGTCAGATCCTGGACGACGCCCCCGGGCTGGCCAGCTATATCGATGGGCGTGCGCAATATGGCCTTCGCTTTAAAGAAGAGTTGCAGCTTCTGAGTGGTGATGGTACCGGCGCGAATATTCTCGGTATTTTGCCGCAGGCAAGTGAATTTGCGCCTGCACTCACTTTGTCCAATGCCACGCCGATTGATCGTCTGCGTCTGGCTGTTTTGCAGGCCGTTCTGGCGGAATATCCGGCGTCTGGTTTTGTGCTGAACCCGATTGACTGGGCTGGCATTGAACTGACCAAAGATAACGAAGGTCGTTACATTATTGCTCAGCCGGTCAATGGCGGTGTTCCACGTATCTGGGGTCTCCCTGTTGTGGAAACGCAGGCCATGGTGCAGAACAACTTCCTGACGGGGGCCTTCAATATGGGGGCGCAAATCTTTGACCGTATGGATATCGAAGTTCTGCTATCCACCGAGAACGAAGACGACTTTGTTAAAAACATGGTCACCATCCGTGCGGAAGAGCGTCTGGCACTGGCTGTGTATCGCCCGGAGGCGTTTGTCACCGGTACTGTGACAGCGCCATAACCTGTGAGCCGGGGCCATCTGTGTGGCCCTTTTTTTATTCAGAGGGTGTGATGAAAACGACTAAGAAAGCAGTGAGTGCGGAAGCCATAGTCTCTTCAGAAGCGACAGCAGAATCGGCACCGGGAATGGTCTCAGTCCAGCCCCTTCGCCGTTTTATGGATGGCGATGTATTCCGTACACCACAGGATGAGGCATTTACCGTTTCACGTCAGCGGGCTGCGGATCTGAAGGCGAATGATCTGGTGGCTCTGGTGGGGGATGCTCCGGATAACAAAATGAGCCCACAACCTGATACGAAGGGGTAATTCGATGCCAGTGATCCACACTGAAATAGCGATGGAGCATCTGCGGGTGGATGACGAACTGGAGAAGACGATGGTTGAGGGCTATCTGTCAGCTGCTGAAGATGCGGCCATGGAGTTTTTAGATCGTCGTTTTTATGCGGATGAGCAGGCGCTTGTAGCTGCAGTAGAAGACGGAAGCGCTGGAGAACGCCCCATGGTTATCAGACCTTCTGTACAGAGTGCCGTCTTGCTGATCCTCGGTGGGCTTTATGCACATCGTGGTGACGATTCTGCTGGTGGTGCAATACCAAAGCAGGCGCGCTGGTTACTGGAGCCTTTCCGCACAGGCATGGGTGCCTGAAAGAATTGCCCGGAAACAGGAAACGATTATGGGTAGCCTTCATGCTGGCGAGCTCAATAAACGCATCATCCTGCAACGTCAGGAAAAAAGCCGCGGTCCTCTTGGTGAAATTATTTCCGGGAGTATCGCTAATGTTGCCACCGTTCGGGCAAAAGCGGAGCTGAGATCAAACCGGAAAATAAGGACGCTGGATCAACAGCAAGTTGCCGAGACCTGGCTGTTCACTCTGCGAACCCGGCCTGATGTTCAGATTGACTGGCTTATAAGGTGGAATGATGCGGTTTTCACCGTCGTCTCTGTTGATCGCAGCCATCCTGACCGGGTGGAAATAAAAGCAGAGAGGGATACGAGACATGATCGAGTTGGCGATTAAAACCGCGCTGGAGCGCATTACCGGCATGAATGCTTATCCGCTTTTACTGCCGGATACGGTCCAGGAAGGGGTGACCTTTCAGCGTATCTCTGACCCGGAAATGTACTCGGGAACATTGCGGACGGGGATCGTGTCTGCCCGTATCCAGGTGAATCTGTACCGTGTTGATGATTACACCTCATTGCTGCAGCTGGATAAAAAAATCTGGTCGGAATGGAAGTCAATCGTTCACGGCCAGCTGGAGGGTATCCCGGTTCAGTATGTGGAGCGTGGTGGTATCCAACAGGATAAAACGACGCTGACGAACCGCAGCATCCAGTACCGCCTGATTCGTGATTTCATCATTCACTACGTGGAGGACTCATCATGATCCGAATGGAAGTGAAAGGGCTGGATGAGCTGGAACGGCAGTTAACCGCTTTGGGGGAAAAGGTCGCGACGAAGGTGTTACGGGATGCCGGTCGTGAGGCGTTAAAGGTTGTCCAGGAGGATATGAAGCAGCATGCTGGCTTTGACAAGGAAAGTCCCGGCCCTCATATGCGCGACAGTGTAAAAATCAGCTCAAGGAAGGGATCAGCTAAGTACCGCAGTACCGTTGTCACACTCCGGGTCGGACCGAGTAAAAAGCATCATATGAAAGCACTTGCGCAGGAGTTTGGCACCGTTAAACAGGTGGCTCAACCATTCATCCGACCGGCGCTGGATCACAACGTCCAGAAGGTTCTACGCATCCTGGCGGTCGAAATCCGCAACGGCATTCAAAACAGGTAGTGTTCGCTACCATTCATAAAAAAGAGAGAAAACTATGGCTGATAAGAGTTCGCCTGAATATGCGATGTTGCCTGCCGGCACCATCGTAAAATACGGGGAACCCGGCGCTGCAGCATCGGCTCTGAAGCCGCTGGTTAACTGTAAAGCGCTGGGCGCAATGGGGCAGACTGGAGGTTTTGTCGACTGCACTACGCTGCTTGATAAGCAGAAACAATCCATCAGTGATCTGCCTGACGGGCCTGAAAAGTCGCTGGGTTTTATTGATGATCCGAGCAATACGGATTTTGCCGCTCTGCTTAACGCAGCGGAAGCCCGAGAAACTATCCAGCTGTATGTTGAACTACCGAACAAGCGGACGGCGACGATGTTGCTGGCGCTGTCCGGCTGGCAGATGAACGAAATCACCGCTCCGGCGAGTGAGGTCATTCAGATCACCGTGCAGGGAAAGCAGAACAAAATCACCTGGGGCACTGCCAACAGCAGCGGGGCATAACCACATCATTATTGAAGTGACAGCCACCTCCGGGTGGCTATTTTATGGAGAGTAACTAATGAAAGATGACGTTAAATCCCGCCTTCTGGCCCCTGACAGTGATGCAGTTCCTGTCCAATTGTTTGGCAGCGAATTCCATATCAGGCGTCTTACCGCCTTTGAGATGTCAGAGTTTGAAGATAAAGCATCACAGCTGACCGGTCCCGATAATACGCGAGGGCTGATGCTGGAAGCTGCAGGGCTGGTCCTGAGCGCTCTGGTCGACGAAAATGGCCTTCCCCTGCAGAACCTGCCTTCTCCGCTGGAACTGATGAAATCACGCTCCTATGCATCGATAACCGAGGCGATGAGCAAGGTCCAGCGTTTTAGCTACGGTACGCTGGAGGAAGCACAAAAAAACTAATGAACTCCCCCTGGCTTATGGCGGTTTTTTCGCTTGCCGCTCGCATGGGGGAGTATGACCCACGAAAAATTGCCAGTCTTCCTGCAGATATTCTTCTTTACTGGCAGGCCTGGTTCTCCCTGAGCGGTGGTGAAGCTGTTCATCTGTCCGCTCCAGAAACCACTGCCAGCCATTCCCCTTCTCTTGCTGACCAGCAGTGTGCTGATGTTATGAGGATTCTAGGACAATGAGTGATGTAGCCAGCTTATCGGTTGCCCTGCATCTGAATTCAGCTGCATTCCGGTCGCAAATTACCGAGGCATATCAGAACGCAGGGCAGGCCAGTAAAAAATTTAATCAGCAGGCGACAGCACAGGCTAACGAGCTGACAACAGCGATAGCCAAAACCGTCGAGGCCGCAAAAAAAATCGGCGTGCAGGGTGCTAATGATGATCAGTTTGCCGGTGCCACCCGAGGTGCTGGCCAACTGAACTTCGTGCTTCATGAAGTTGCAGCCGGGAGTAATGTCGCCAGCAGCAGCATAATTAATGCACTTATCCCCGCCGTTCATACCTTAAAGGGGCGACTTGACAGTTCGGCAGGAGGCTGGAAGACACAGCAGGATGCAGCCCGTCAGGCAGCTGCCGAACTGGAGTCGGCGGCAAAGGCACAAATTGCGGCGGCACAGGCCGAAAGGCAGTCTGCGCTGAATAAAGCTGCTATCGCTGAAAAGACGATAGCTGCAGCGCAGGCCCAGCGTGAGCAGGCGATTGCGTTGGACGAGTATTACGCGAAACAAACCGAAGTTAATAAGCTGTACGGGCTGAATGTCAGCTATCAGGATGAACACCTGAAGAATGAGCGGGCCATCATTGAAGCGAACCGTCTTGAGGCCAGCGGGCTTGAAAAATTAAAAGCCGCCAAAGCGGTTGTTGTGACCGCTGATGCCGCCGAAACAGGTGGAAAGGCGGCACTAACAGCAGCAACAGAAGCTGCTGCTGCGGCAAATACCCAGCTTACTGTGACCCAGCGTATTGCAGCGACCAGCAGCCGGGCGCTTAGTTCGGCGATGAGTCTGCTGGGTGGACCTGTTGGTATTGGCCTGTCGGTGCTTGCTGCCGGTGGCTCAATGATTTACAGCGAGTTTAAAAAATCCGAGGAGCAAACAAAAAAACTGAATGCGGCGCTACTCGGAACGAGAACGTCAGCTCAGTTATCTCTCACTGAACTGAGAAGCCTCAATGCTCAGCTTGGTGGTACAGAACATTCCCTTTCTGCTGTGGTCGCTACGGCAAACGGTGGTTTCAGTGGTGCATTGCTGCATGAAGTTGCATCTATTGCGACAGCCTACGCTGAAGCCGGTGGGAACGCTGAGGATCTGGTCAGCAAAATATCTGCCCTGAAGGGAGACCCGCTTAATGCGATGGCCCAGCTGACAGCCCAGGGCATTTCGCTGAATGAATCCATTGTCGCACAGGTTATCAGCCTGACGAATAAAGGGGAAACAGCGAAAGCAACGCAGCTCATCATGGAACAAGCTCTTGATGCGGAAAGCGTTAAGCTGAAAGAGCTGGCGGCACATGCGGAAACTTATCTTGATAAGTTAAAAAATCTTGGGCGTGAGTGGGGGATACTCGGAAGTCTTGGTGAAACCATTGCTTTGACCGATCTCCTCACTAAAGACCAGAAAGAGTTTGACGAAAAGACACGCCGCTTTATCGCTACAAGCAAAGCAGGATACGCCGAGGCACAAAGTGACCGTATAAAAAACGCTGCCGGGCTGAAGAGCTACATGGATGCCGGGAGTACCGCAGCAGAAAAGCGTGCTGCAGCGATAAAAAAACTCAATAACAGCATTTACGCATCCGGCTCGCAGGATTATCAGCGGATCCTGAAAGGGATTAATGATGAATACGACAAGGCCACGAAGAAAGATAAACCCAAAAAGTCTGGTAGCGGCGAGACTGAAGGGCAGCGAATGCTGGAGCAGGCACTGCAACGAAACGCAGTACTGAAAGAACAGGCGCAGACCACTGATACGTTGACAGAATCCGAACGACAGCTGGTCGCCTTTAATGAAAAACTCTCCGGGCTGAAGGGTGAAAACCTGACCAAAAGCCAGCAAAGCCTGGTGAATATGCAGGACCAGATCCGGGCGCAACTGCAGTCGAATATTCAGCTTGAAAAAGAAGCCGTCTTGCGAAAAACCTCGCTGAAATATCAGGCTGAAAGCCGTAAGTGGGCTGAAGAGGCTCAGGCTATGCAGCGCGAAGCTGCTCTGAATCTGGAGAAGTACAACCTTTCCGAACAGGAAGCTAGCGACGCAGAAGCCCGTAACGCCATTATTAACCGCTTTAATCAGCGGCGCATTGCGCTGGAGAAAGATTTTACCGATACCACATCGGCTGAATATCAGGCCCGTCTGGCCGATCTGGAGCGGATAAAGCAGCAGGAACTGCAGATTACCGAGCAAAGCGTGCAGGATCGTCTGAGAGCAGAACAGGATTACAGTGCGGGATTCAGGCGTGGGGCGAAGAACTGGACAGATAATGCGCGGGATGCAAACAGCCAGATAGCCAGCTTTACCACGAGTGCCTTTGACAGCATGGCAAGCTCCCTCGCTTCCTTTGCCATAACCGGTAAAGGAAGCTTCAAAAGCTTTACTATTTCAATCCTTTCAGATTTGGCGCAAATTGCCACGCGTATCGCGCTTTCCAGTGCACTGCAGAGTATTTTTGGCATGGTCGGTTCTGCTTTTGGCGGTGCGATCGGAGGAAGTGCAGGTGCGGCAGGAGGTGGAAATACGCCGTCCGGATCGTATGAAGCCGCTGCAGCCACGGTGGAATTCAACGCAAAAGGTGGCGTCTACGATTCCCCTTCATTAAGTGCCTACAGCAACCAGATCCACGACACCCCGCAGTTCTTCGCCTTTGCCAAAGGCGCGGGGGTATTTGGTGAGGCTGGTCCGGAGGCCATTATGCCACTGACCCGAGGGACTGATGGTTCGCTGGGCGTCCGTGCCATTGGTGAACAGTCCTCCGGCCCGGCCCTGTCGGTCATTAAGGGGCTGATTGATATGGCGACACAGTCACTTCTGACCACGATTCAAAGACTTGTCGGAACAGGTTTCAGCACAAGCGCAGAGGGGATCACCGGAATGGGGGCTGCTCCGATGATACCTGCGCCGCGTGCCGCGGATGAGTTTTCAGGCATCCGGGCGACAGCATCCGGCCAGCCCTCAGCGTCTGTTGAAGGGCCAAAAGTCTGGATCACCATTTCTGGCGACAAAACCTCGACTGACAGCACGTCAGGGTTTGAAGAGTTTGGCCAGCAGATTGGGTCGTTCGTCGAGAAAAAATATCGTGAGCTGCAGGCGAAGGATATGCGCCCGGGTGGCGCTATCTGGAGCGCCGTAAGAGGACAACGCTAATGGCCATCGAGATATTCACCTGGAGTCCCCGGGTAAACCCTGCGCAAACCGTGAAGTTTCGCACCAGAAAGGCGGAATTTGGTGACGGGTATACGCAGGTTTCAGGGGACGGATTAAATACCCGGTCACAAGAATGGGAGTTGAGTTTTGTCGGTACTGAGGAGTATATCCGACCGATAAAACAGTTCCTGGACCGGCATGCAGGTACAAAGTCGTTTCAGTGGACTCCGCCGCTTGAAGATGCGGGGCTATTCCGTTGTGAACAATATAAGCCCGTGCCGATGGGCGGCGGGAATTATTCACTTTCAGCCACTTTTATTCAGGGATTTAAACCATGAGTCTGAATGCAAATTACCAGAAACTGGAGCCGGGTGATGAAATTCGGTTGTTCGAAATAGACGGCCGCGCTTTTAATATGGGCGAGGTCTTGTATTTCCACGGTTATAACGTTCCACATTCAGCAGAGGAAATCATCGCCGCCGGTGGGGATGAAGCAGCATTACCCGCGAAAAGTATCTGGTGGCAGGGTATCGAATATAAAGCCTGGCCGTGCGAGCTGGAAGGGATTGAATCCAGCACTTCGGGGAGTGATGCGCAACCGACGCTGCGTGTAGGCAATATCGACGGGTCAATTACAGCGCTATGTCTGTATTACGACGACATGGCGCAGGCGCGGGTCACGATACACGAGACCCAAAAGCAGTATCTCGATGCGCAAAACTTCCCGGAGGGAAACGCGTCCGCAGATCCCACGCAGGAAAAGCGTCGGCTGTATTTTATCGATGCCAAAAATCTTGAAACCGACGAAGAGGTGGAGTTCACCCTATCAAGCCCGCTGGACCTGCAGGGGCTAATGATTCCTACCCGGCAATACCACTCGATTTGCACCTGGTGTATTCGCAACCAGTACCGCAGCGGCGATGGTTGTGATTATGCCGGGACAAAATATTTCGATAAGAACAACAAACCGGTCGATGACCCTTCGAAGGACGTCTGCAATGGGACGCTCTCGGCGTGCAAATTGCGCTTTGGTGAAAACAACGAGCTACCGTTCGGGGGATTCCCTGGCACGTCGTTGATAAGGAGCTGATATGCGCCAGAAAACGATTAAAGCCATTCAGACGCATGCTGCGTCTGAGTACCCGCGAGAGGCCTGCGGGCTGCTTGCTCAGAGGGGGCGTGTTGAGCGCTATTTCCCCTGCAGGAACCTGGCCAGCGAGTCGAATGATAATTTCGTCCTAGCCCCAGAAGATTACGCAGAGGTAGAAGATTGGGGTGTGGTCATCGGTATTGTTCACAGCCATCCGGATGCGACCACTCAGCCCAGCGAACTGGATAAAGCGCAGTGTGATGCTACGCTGCTCCCCTGGCATATCATCAGTTGGCCGGAAGGCGATCTCCGCACCATCCACCCAAGGGGGGAACTGCCGCTCATCGAGCGACCGTTCGTGCTTGGCCATTACGACTGTTGGGGGCTGGTGATGAGTTATTTTCGGCAGACCCACGGCATCGAGCTGCATGACTACCGTGTCGACTATCACTGGTGGGAAAACGATTATCCGGATAACTTCTACCATGATTGCTGGTACGAATGCGGGTTCCGTGAATTTGATGGCCCGCCGCAGCCGGGCGATATGGTCATCATGCAGGTGCAGGCAGATAAGTGGAACCATGCCGGGATTCTGCTGGAAGGGAACATGCTGCTGCACCATTTCTATGGCCACCTCAGCCAGCGAGTGCCGTATGGCGGGTACTGGTTAGACCGAACGATGAAAATCGTTCGCCATTACTCTCTGTGTTAGCCTTCTCTTCATATTCAGGTTTATCCTACAAGGGACTTTAAGTTTTTGACTGAAAAGGAGAAGCAAGTGAGGAATTTTTTAACTGTATTTTTATGCGCTATTTGCCTGGCAGGCTGTAAGCCAGGTAATGATCAGATTACTGATATCGCGAAGAAAGAAATTAAAAGGATAATGAAAGATCCTGATAGTGCCGAATTTACTGATTTGGTAACAATAGAAATAAATGATAGAGATATTGGAAATGGCGCATATTGCATAATCGGGAAAGTTAACGGGAGAAATAGTTTTGGTGCCTATAACGGACCGACCCCCTTTGCTATAACACTGGTTGCTGAGCCTACATTATTGCCATTTATGTCACCAAAGTATTATTTATCCAGTAAAGTATACGTTCGTGATGAGGCCGATACTATTAGGTACATGGCTATACGTAAGCTATGCGGACAGTAAATAACACTAAAACTCGGCTTAACCGGGTTTTTAAATGGAATATATATGCAAGAAACCATGACACGAATAGAGCTTTCTGGCGTTTTGGGAAAAACCTTTGGCAGGCTCCACTATCGTTTAATTAGCACAATTCATGAAGCAAGCGTGGCGCTAGCAGCGACCATTCCTGGGTTCGAAAAATTCATGATTAACAGTAAGGAACAGGGACTGACTTTTGCAGTTTTCAGGGGCAAAAAGAATATTGGTAAGGATGATTTGGGATTTCCTGCTACAGGAGAAGTCATCCGCATCGTTCCTATAGTTATTGGTAGTAAAAAGGCCGGGATTCTTCAAACGATTCTTGGCGCAGTGCTGGTCGTTGTGGGCGCAGTAATGACGTATGTTTCGGGCGGGACGGCTTCTCCACTGGCTGCAAGCCTTATGACCAGCGGCGCAGCCATGATGCTGGGCGGCGTCGTCCAGATGCTTTCCCCTCAGCCCGGAGGTCTAGCCCGCAGAGAATCCCCTGAGAATAAAGCCAGCTATGCCTTTGGCGGTGTAACAAATACCGCCTCACAGGGTTATCCCGTTGGTTTGCTTTATGGTCAGCGGCGAATTGGCGGCGCGATTATTTCCGCCGGAATTTATGTCGAAGACCAGCAATAGATGTTTCAGTAAATAACACCCTCCAGTACAGGCCACCTTGCGGTGGCTTTTTTTATGGGCGTAATATGGCAAATAACATAATCAAAGGGCGCAAAGGTGGCAGCTCAAGCCAGCGCACGCCGACAGAACAGCCGGATGATTTACAGTCCGTAGCAAAAGCCAAAATTCTCATCGCGCTGGGCGAGGGTGAATTTGCAGGTGAGTTAACGGGCAAGGATATTTATCTCGATGGTACCCCGCTATTAAATGCCGACGGGTCAGAGAACTTTTCCGGCGTGGCCTGGGAATGTCGTCCCGGAACACAGGCCCAAAAATATATTCAGGGTATTCCGGGCACTGAAAATGAAATCAGCGTCGGAACAGAAATATCCAGTGAAACCGCCTGGAGCCATACGTTTACCAATACCCAGCTTTCCGCCGTTCGCGTCCGCCTGAAATGGCCATCCCTGATGAAACAGGAAGACGACGGGGACGTAGTGGGAAATACAGTTAAATACGCCATTGATTTACAGACCGATGGCGGTGCCTGGCAGACCGTGCTGGAAACGGCGGTGACCGGGAAAACCACGTCCGGCTATGAGCGCAGCCACCGCATCGACCTGCCGCAGGCAGGGAGTACCTGGACTTTGCGACTGCGGAAAGTCTCGCCGGACGCCAACAGCGTCAAAATCGGCGATGTGATGACGCTGCAGAGCTACACAGAGGTAATCGACGCGAAGCTGCGCTATCCGCATACCGCGCTGCTCTATATCGAGTTCGACTCCAGCCAGTTTAATGGTTCCATCCCGCAAATTTCCTGTGAGCCACGCGGGCGCGTGATCCGCGTTCCGGATAACTATAATCCAGAAACCCGTGAGTATACCGGCACCTGGACAGGTGGCTTTAAGTGGGCATGGACGGATAACCCGGCATGGATTTATTACGATATCGTTGTTTCAGACCGGTTTGGCCTCGGCAACCGCCTGACCAGCGCCAATATTTCTAAATGGACGTTGTACCAGATCGCACAGTACTGCGATCAGCTGGTTCCGGATGGTAAGGGCGGCGACGGCATGGAGCCTCGCTATCTCTGTAACGTTTACGTGCAGGAACGCAATGATGCCTACACCGTGCTGCGTGACTTTGCGGCTATTTTCCGGGGAATGACCTGCTGGAGCGGTGAGCAGATTGTTGTGCAGGCGGATATGCCGCGCGATGTTGATTTCAACTATACGCGGGCGAATATCATTGGTAAACCGCGCTATTCGAGCAGCACCAGCAAGGCTCGCTACACCAACGCGCTCGTCTCCTGGTCCGACCCGGCGAACGCGTATGCTGATGCGATGGAACCGGCGTTCGTCCCGGAGCTGGTTTCCCGCTACAGCTTTAACCAGCTCGAAGTGACGGCCATTGGGTGTACCCGGCAGAGCGAAGCCCACAGGAAAGGGCTGTGGGGCATTCTGACCAACAACAAAGACCGAATGGTTGAGATTGATGTGGGGCTGGACGGTAAAATCCCGCAGCCGGGCTACATCATTGGACTGGCTGATGAACTTCTGGCCGGACGCGTGAACGGCGGGCGTATCAGCGCAGTTAATGGACGGGTGATTACCCTTGACCGGGATACTGATGCAAAAGCTGGTGACCGGCTGCAGCTGAACCTGCCGTCAGGCATATCTCAGGCCCGGACGATCCAGTCAGTTAACGGTCGCCGACAGGTCACGGTTACGACGGCGTACAGTGAGACGCCGGAGGTGGAATGTGTCTGGGTGATTGAATCTGACGATCTGTATGTTCAGCAGTACCGCGTTATCGGGGTCAAGGACAACAACAACGCCACGTATACAATCACCGGCGTGGCCCACGACCCGGATAAATTCCCGCGTATCGATACCGGCGCGATCATCGACCAGCGCCCGATAAGCGTTATCCCTCCAGGGAGTCAGCAGCCGCCGGAAAGCATCGTTATCAGCTCGTATTCTGTGGTGAATCAGGGCATCAGCGTCGAAACGATGCAGGTGCACTGGAATGCGGTGAAAGATGCGATTTCGTATGAAGCGCAGTGGCGACGTAATGACGGTAACTGGATTAACGTGCCGCGCAGCTCGACCACCTCGTTCGAGGTCAGCGGCATTTACGCCGGTCGTTATCTGGCCCGTGTCCGGGCGATCAACGCTGCAGAGGTCTCCAGCGGCTGGGCATATTCAGAAGAGAAAACGCTGACCGGAAAAATCGGTTTGCCGTCGGCACCGCTGGCGCTGACCACCACTTCCCTGCTGCATGGCGTGCAGCTGAACTGGGCGTTCCCGGAGGGGAGTGGCGATACGCAGAAAACCGAGCTGCAGTACAGTCCTAATCCCAACGGCAACGGGGCGATGGCGCTGTCTGATGTGGCGTATCCGGGTAAAACGTATCAGCAGTTGGGCCTGCAGATTGCGGCGATGTTCTGGTACCGCGCGCGGATCGTTGACCGTATCGGCAATGAAAGTCCGTGGACGGCCTGGGTGCAGGGGATGGCCAGCGACGATATCGGTGAGTATTACGATAAGCTGACTGATGCGATCAAGGACACGGACGCCTGGCAGGAAGTCCAGCGGGATATTGAGGAGACTCATAAGGAGCTGCTGGACACCGCCGATGCTATTCGTGAAGAAGTCACGCAGCAGGTTGACGGGCAGATAGAGTCCGTCAACAAGACGATAACGGAGAATATCAACAGCGTAAATCAGACGCTCAGTGACAATATCACGGCAGTCAACAAGAGCATCACCGATGCCGTGAGCGAGATTAATGCCTCCGTTGACCAGCAGATCGCTGACGTTAACAAAACCCTGACCGAGGGGGATGCTGCGTTAAAATCCCAGCTGCAGGCGGTTGAAAACAGTCTGAAACAGTCCATCGCCCAGGCGAATACAGGCTGGGACAAAGCGGTAAAACAGGAAACTGCCGACCGCATTGCGGACGTCAACGCGAAGGCGGCGCAGGCGGCAGACCAGCTGCTGAATGAAAAAAACGAGCGCGTGGCCGCCATTAATAATCTGCAGACGATTATTCAGGACGGCGACGAGTCACTGGCCCGTCAGATTTCTGAAATTTCCGCCGGTAGCGGGCAGCAGTTTGATTCGTTCAGTATCTGGTACTTCGATAAAGACAATGAGGGGTGGACCGAGGACGATGCCGGTCAGGTGCCGATGCAAATCACGGACGACGGCTGGCTGAAAGCACTGAACAGCACCGCCTCCTGCCGTTCGCCCAACGGGCAAACTATTCCGGCTTCCTCCTATCGCACCGTCATGCTGCGTATTAAACGCGTGGGTAATCCGGCATGGAAAGGGCGGCTTTACTGGATTGGTACAGAGGAAACCGGCTGGAGTGATGCCCGCTCGGTGAATATCGCGGAGCAGGAGTTTGACGGCGATGGTATCAGCGTGGTGGCCATCTCCGATGTGAACTGGAATGCATCCGGTACGGTCCGCCGCTTTCGCCTGGATCTGGCTCAGGGGCAGAATGCCGACAACCATTTCCTGATCCACTGGATATCGGTCGGGCGTCCGGCACCGGCGGCCAGTACTGCGGCGCTGCGTAATGAGGAGATGGCGCGGACGCAGGCAGATGAAGCGGAAGCGCTGAAGCGCTCCACGCTGGCGGCACAGATAAGGGGAACGACGGAAAGTAACAGCCTGGCGGATCTGCGTTCCGGCCTGCTGTATCAGGAGATGAGTGCCCGTATCACTGCTGATAAAGCAGAGGTGACAGCCCGGGAATCGCTGCAGACGCAGTTCAACGAGAATAAATCCTCGGTCGCGGAGGAGCTGAGTTCCCTGTCGACCGCACAAAGCGCACAGGCCAGCAAAATCAGCGGGCTGGAAACCAGTCTGGGTAAAAAAGCCGATGCAACCGCGCTGCAGTCCCTCACGCAAAAGGTTGAACAGCAGGGCACCACGTTAACCAGCCAGGGGAATTCGCTGACCTCGCTGTCTAACCGCGTCGGTAAAACAGAGTCGGGCGTGGCCGCAAACAGCAACGCCATCACGGGCCTGCAGTCCAGCGTCAGCCAGCAGGATAAAACGCTGACCAGCCAGGGCAGCGCGATCGCTAAACTGCAGAACGACCTGACGACAACCAATTCAAACGTCAGTACAAAGGCCGATGCGAGCGCGGTCACGGCGTTAACCAACCGGGTATCCGCGACGGAAGGCAACCTGACCACACAGTCTGGCCAGCTGACGATGCTGAAAAACACCCTGGCTGAAGGGAGCCTGATTAGTAACGGCGGCATGGATGTGGATCTGTCGTTCTGGGAGAACTCCGGTACCGGCTCGGCATTCACGTATGATGCAGGTGAAAAAGCGCTGAGAACGACAACCGGCTCTGTTCGGGTTGCCAACGTGACGCGTATCCCCGCTGAGGCCGGGCTGACGCTTACCGTCTCATTTGAGTACAAAACATCGGAAACGATGAACAGCGTATCGTCTGATACCGTTGGTGTGATAACTGATTTGGGCAATCCTGTCGCCTGGCTATCCTCAGAATCCCCGTGGCTGAGTGGCGTGACGACCAGCTGGCAGACGAAAACCGTGGAGCTGACCATTCCGGCAGACTTTACCGGGAATTATGTCTATCTGCGGTTTGCCGCCGGGGGCTGGGCACCGTCAAACAGTGCGCGTCTGTATATCCGTAAAGTCGACGTTTTTTCGTCGACCGGGGTGTCGAAGAAGGCAAATGCCTCTGCCGTGACTGACCTGACCAGTCGCGTTGACTCAGCGGAAGGGAAGCTGGCCAGCCATAGCCAGGCAATCACAAAGCTGCAGAATGACCTGACCACCACGAACTCGAATGTGAGTAAAAAGGCAGATCAGAGCGCGCTGACGTCACTGACCGGGCGAGTGGAGAAGACGGAAAGTGGTCTGACTGCAGCGAACAGCAATATCACTTCCCTCAACAGCTCAATTAGCGCCGCAAAAGCAGCCGGGGATGACTATATACCTAACCCGGCATTTGATCCTTCTTACGACCGCATGGGGTATGACGTCGTATCATCCGGCGCTGCTGGCGTGCCCGGGGATTGCCCGTTTGCGTACGTGGTTCGTCTGGCAGGCCGCGATCATGTCCCAAAAATAAACAACATTGCTGTCACACCGGGTGATGTCTTCGAGATGTCGGCCCTGGTAGCCTGCGGCGCCGGTCAGGCCGATTTTAATCTCTATATCGCCAGCGGCACCTCTGCGACAGAAGGGGTTAAAGCGAGGCTTTCTGGCGGTAATACGAAAACCACGGCGGCCTGGAAGCGCGCAACATGGCGCTTTACGGTGCCGTCCGACACGAATTTCCTGCGCCCCTTCCTGCAGGTTAACCAGAGTTCACCCTTTGGTACGGTCTGGTATGCAGCAGACTGGCATCTGCGCAACGTCACCGCAGCGAACCGCGCACAGAAAACCGCCGATGCCACCGCGTCAGCAGTGGATACCCTGACCACGAAAGTCACCCAGCAGGGCGATACGTTGTCCAGCATCGGGAGCCGGACGACGGCGCTGGAAAACGGGCTGAAGACGACAAACAGCACCGTCAGCCAGAAGGCGGACGCGAGCGCTGTTCAGACCCTGCAGAACACGGTGACGCAGCAGGGCAAAGACATTACGGCGGCGAACAGCGCGATAACGAAGCTGACCAGCGACCTGTCGACGACGAATGCCAATGTCAACAAAAAGGCGGATGCGAGTGCGCTGCAGACGCTGCAAAACACCGTGGCGGAGCAGGGCAAAACGCTGACAAGCCAGGGCAGCAGCCTGACGCAGCTGAGTAACAGCCTCAATGAAGCTGTTGCTGATGCGGATGCCTCCCGGGCGATACCCGGCAACCTGATTTCCAACGGGTCATTCGAGCGCGGCCAGGCTGCGTTTACTGGCTGGCAGTCAGCGACGTCAGTCATAACGGCATTGTCACCGTACAACGGCACCCGAATCCTCAAGGTGGTGCCGGGCAGTAACGTGGTCTCGCTGCTTCAGAAGATTTCGTTCATAAAGGATCGCACCTACAAAATAGGTGTGTTCACGCGTGTTTCAGGTGGCACGACAATGCCGTCAGGCGCTGCCGGAAATAACAAGCTGCGTATTGGTGAATCCGGCGGACCACTGAAAGAGGTGCAGTTCAATCCCGCGACGCTGCCGACAGGCTCTGTCTGGCAGGAAATTTCTGGCACATGGAAGGCGACGAAAACGGCAGTCCTTGACGTCTCCATTATGGTACTGCTGGCGACGGGTGAGCAGTATTTTGATGATTTCTATCTTATTGACGTGACTGATGAGACCAGTATTGCGGCCAGCGCCACTGCCATCAGTAATCTGACCAACCGGGTAACGAGCGCGGAAGGGAAGCTGGAGAGTCAGAGCAGCAGCATCACGAAACTCACGAACGATCTGGCCACGACGAATGCCACAGTTAACAAAAAGGCGGACGCGAGTGCGCTGCAGTCGCTGCAGAACACCGTGACAGAACAGGGCAAAACCCTGAGCAGCCAGGGCAGCAGCATCACCAGCCTGCAGAACGGGCTGACGACCGCGAACCAGAACATCGCGAAGAAGGCCGATGCGTCAGCCGTCACCTCGTTAAGTAACCGGGTTACCGAAGCCGAAGGGAAACTGACAAGCCAGAGTAACAGCATCACGCAACTTCAGGCATCGCTGATATCCGGCAGTCTGATAGCTAACGGGGGGATGGAATCGGACCTTTCGCTATGGGTGGATTCCGGCACCGGCTCCGCGTTTACGTATGATGCCGGGGAAAAGGCGCTGAGAACGACGACAGGCTCCATTCGTGTAGCCAACCAGACCCGCATTCCGGTTGAGCCAGATACGAAATTAACCGTTACGTTTGAATTTAAATCCTCAGAGGCGATGTCGAATATATCCTCTGACTCCGTTGGGGTTATTTCTGACCTGAATAACCCCACCAGCTGGGTGGTATCCAGTACATCATGGTTAAAAGGGATAACGACCAGCTGGCAGACGAAAACCGTGGAGCTGACCATTCCAGCAGATTTTACTGATAATTTCGTCTATCTGCGGTTTGCAGCGGGCGGCTGGGCGCCTTCCACCAGTGCACGACTTTTTATCCGTCATGTAGTTGTGTTTTCATCAAATGGCGTGGCGGGTAAAGCCGACGCCAGTGTCGTGAATGATTTATCGTCAAAGGTTACTGAGCAGGGCAAGACGCTGGCCAGCCAGAGCCAGGCGATCACAAAGCTGCAGAATGACCTGTCGGGCACCAACGCGAACGTGACGAAGAAAGCCGACGCCACTGCCTTAAACGCGTTATCTAATCGGGTAACGCAGACGGAAAAGGATATCAGCAGCCAGGCTGACAGCATTACCAGCCTGAACAGCTCGCTGAATATTAATGCCCGTAAAGGCTCAAACCCGTGGCTGGACGGAACGTTTGAATCCTACGACGCAAACCACAACCTGGGTGGGTCAGCGCGAGTGGTCACCGGGGTCAGTTACTCGGGCGGCAAATGTATGCGCGTTTCGCGCGCACAGAACACGACAGGCAACAGCGATGATTTAATCGGCTCACGCCTTGCCATTCGCGATACGGCAGTATTCAGGGTTGAATTCTGGGCGATGATGCCTTCCGGAGAAAACCCGTCCAGCGGCTGGGTCACTGTCGTCGGTCTCAACGTCCAGAATGATGCGGGTGCGAACTCATGGCTGGGGGCAGCGAATGTCAGCGAATCAGCGCTGGCCGGTCGTGACAAATGGGTTAAATTTTCCGGCTATGCAAAAGCCACAGCGAAAGGCGCGACGCGCGCAGTGGTCTGGATCTCCACGCGCGGAGCGAACGGCAGCAATACGCCAGGCTATAACCTGTATATCGACGACCTGGTTATCACCGATGTCACCGATGCTTACAATGCGCAGGGCACAGCAGACGCGGCGGCCTCTGCGGTTGACTCCCTGACCACGAAAGTCACCCAGCAGGGCGATACGTTGTCCAGCATCGGGAGCCGGACGACGGCGCTGGAAAACGGGCTGAAGACGACAAACAGCACAGTCAGCCAAAAGGCGGACGCGAGTGCCGTTCAGACCCTGCAGAACACGGTGACGCAGCAGGGTAAAGACATTACGGCGGCGAACAGCGCGATAACGAAGCTGACCAGCGACCTGTCGACGACGAATGCCAGTGTCAACAAAAAGGCGGATGCGAGTGCGCTGCAGTCGCTGCAGAACACCGTGACAGAACAGGGCAAAACCCTGAGCAGCCAGGGCAGCAGCGTTACGTCCCTGAATAACAGCATTGTGGCCACCCAGCAGGATGCGGACGCGGCAAAATCAATGCCCGGCAACATGCTGGCGAACAACTCGTTCGAACGCGGTTTTGACGGCTGGAGTAACTCCGGCTGGAGCACGCTGGCAGCGCAGAACCCGAAGTCCGGCAAATACATCATTCAGGCCACGAAGACATCCAGCGGCTCAACGGCCTGTGACCAGGTGGTGAAGCTGACGGGTGGCCAGACGTACCGCGTGGGTGCCTGGGTGCGCAGGTCTGCCGATATGGCCATCAGCAATGCCAGCAATACCAAAATCAGCATCCGCAATAGCTCAGGGCCGCTGAAAGATATTACGATCCCGGCCAGCGTCGGTACTGCATGGACTTATATCAGCGGCGACTATAAGCCGACGGCAGACGCAGAGCTGATCATCTCTCTGCGCTCCAGCCTGTCTGCTGGTTATCTGTATCTGGACGATGCATTCTGCATCGATGTCAGCGATGAGGTGGCCAATACCGTCAACGCTGCAGCCATCAGTTCGCTGACAACGCGCGTGACCAGCGCAGAGGGGAAAATTACCTCGCAGGGGCAGCAGCTCACCAGCCTGCAGAACAGCCTCGGAAATAAAGCGGATGCCAGCGCGGTCAGTTCGCTGACGACGCGGGTCACGAAGGCTGAAGATAAAATCGAATCAACAGCCAGCAGCCTGACCAGCCTGAACAGTACCGTCGGTACGTTATCCTCGACCGTACAGGCCCAGGGTCAGACGCTGGCGGATACAAACGGCAAGGTCAACTCGATGTACTCCATCAAAGTTGAAACAAATAACGGGAAGAAGGTAGGCGCCGGGATCGTGCTGGGCAGCGATGGTTCCACAAGCGACATGATCCTCTATGCCGACCGTTTCTCGCTGTTTAACCGCAACAGCAAGACTGCTGTGCCGGTGATGATTGCTGAAGGAAACGAGCTGTACATTGATACCGCCCGGATTAAGAACGGTTCGATCCAGAACGCCAAGATTGGCGATATTCAGTCAAACAACTACGTTGGGGGCAGTGAGGGCTGGCGAATCACTAAATCGGGAGCCAGCGAATTTAATAATGTTGTCGTGCGTGGGGAAGTTCATGCAAACAGCGGAAAGTTCACGGGTCATATTGAAGCAACCAGTGGTACGTTCAAGGGCAAGCTGGAGGCGCAGGAATTTATCGGGGATATTGCTATTGCCCGTCGCTACGATGATATGGCATTTCGTCGTAACAACAGGGTGCGCCGTAATATTTACTATCAGAATCGTGGTTATGGAATGACCGTTGTTCTTTGCTGTACGTTGCTAATGGAGTCGCCGGGTATTGATAGAAAATATGGCTACACGGTGGATGTTGTGTTTAATGTAGGAGGGCAGCAGGTCACTCGAAAATACCAAATGATGGGTGATAACGGATTTACAGGGACCATTGCACAGGAATTTCGATTTGCAGCTAACCTCAACGCGGACAATAACAAAGTGAGTTGCTTTGTTGAGGCCCATGGAAATGACGCCAATTTTGACTATAGCTGCAGGGTGGAGAACATCACAGCAATGGCATTCCGGACCAGTAGTAGCAGCTTCAGCTAATACGAAAAGAGGCCATACGGCCCCTTCTCATGTTTCTTTGCATCGGTATTGTTGGGTCATTTATAAAAATCCTCCTGCTGGTTAAGGTTGCTCTCCTGCGAACCGTATGCAAAAGCCTGCTGGTTAGCAATTTGCTATTGAGGCAGTGTCATGACTGAAAATTTTTATCCTCGCACTGTTCGCAAAACCATCAATCGGTTAAGTCATTAAAACCTTTTAAGACTATCCACAATCATTACATCAATACCTTACAGCAATAACGAAAATTGATAGGTAAAACCTATATTGATATGTCGCTGAGTTGAAATTACTGTATATATAAACAGTATTTATGTGAGCGAGTTTATTATGCAGTTTTACACGCCCGTTGAGTTACGTAAGATCATCCTGATTCCGTTGTTCAGTGACCTTGTGCAATGTGGTTTTCCGAGTCCAGCGCAGGATTATGTTGAGCAACGTATTGACCTGAACGAGTTGTTAGTTAACCACCCCAGCGCGACGTATTTTGTCAAAGCTGCCGGCGATAGCATGAAGGACGCCGGGATCGGGGAGGGAGATTTACTGGTCGTGGATAGCTCACGAACCGCAGTCCATGGCGATATCGTGATTGCCGCTGTGAACGGGGAGTTTACCGTTAAGAAGCTGCAGCTGCATCCGCGGGTTCAGCTTAACCCAATGAATCCTGCATATTCGCCGATAGTCGTAGGAAGCGAGGATACTCTCGACGTGTTCGGGGTCGTTACTTTCATCATCAAATCGGCTGGCTGA